TAATCCTTTTATAAAATTTTCATCATGTATTATACTTGAATTTTTAGGATATTTTTTATCGATAAAAGATATAAATTTATTATTTTGTATATTTTCTTTTTTAATAAATTTTTTTAGATTATTAAAATTAGATTTTATATTTTCAATATTTAATGTTCCAATATTTGATGGAAAAGCAATATTACTTGATAGATTAACGTGACTATTTCCGATTAAATTATTTGTTAAACCAGTCGAATAATTAACAAATTGATTCATGTCATTTATTTCATTTTTAATAATATCTGAATCATTCCATACTGTTTTAAAAGTATTATTTAAATTCGACTGATTCTGATCATATGTTAATTTCCATTCATTTCCTGTCCAATAAAAAATTATATCATTAAAAATATTTCCATTTTCAAAAGAAAAATATTCAGTATATCTATTTCCATTATAAAAAATCTTAAATTTTTGACTTTTAATATTTTTTGATGCAACTATTTTAATATATGACCCAATATCTAAAAAAGGTATAGATGAATTAGTTAAAGATAAATTGATAGTTAAATCAGTATTTTCTTGTTGAAAATTAAATATATATTTTCTATTTAATAGCGTTTTGTTTAATAATGATATTTGTATATTGTGTGTTGTTTCGAAATCATTTATTACATTTACATTAAAAATATTTTCTTTAATTTCATGACTATTTTCAAAAATTTCACCATTAATAGGTACATAAGAATTTTTATTTTGTATTATATTTTGCTTACATATTTGATTTTTAATATTTATTAATGAATTACCAGATTTAGGTTGTAATAAATCATTTGATATTGATATTTTTTTATATTTTCTGGCCATATTTTTAATTATTCCTTTATTCCTAGATATGCTATTGAATCTTTTTTAATAAAGTTTTCTGTATCAAATCCACTTGCAGGATATTTTTCATCAAGTGTAATAGATTCAACAACTTTATTTTTTGTTTGAATTAAACTTTCTTTTTGTATTTTAACAATTTTTTGTTTTTCTTGTAATGAAATTGTTAATGAATTAAAAAATCCTGATTTTATTATTTGTGTATCGACTATAACATCATTTATTTTTGTTATAATCACATCATCAAACGATTTTTCATATTTAATATTTATTATCTCATTATTTTCATTTTTTTCAATAATTTTCGCTATTTTATTTTTTATAAATTCAAGAGAGTTAACATTAGAATTAATATTTTTTATATTCATATCATTAAAAGGCGTTATATTTTTTTTATCATCATTATTTAACCAACCTAAATTTATTTGATTATTTTTAAAAGGTATTGGATTTTCTAAATTAATAAATACTTTTTTAGTTTGTTTCGTTATTTTACCATTAATTGTAAAAGCGGTATTAGTTAATGAATCTTTTTTGACTACATTTATATTTTCAATTTTTTTTGTAAATATAGGTTTTATATTTGAAAAATCTCTAAAAGAATCAGAAAAAGTAGCTGTAGTTGTATCATTTATCGTTATTTTATCATTTATTACATTTACTTCATTTCTTATATTTTTTCCTAAATCTATTTTATCAAATTTAATTCCTGTAAAATTAGATATATCTATTCTTTTTTCTATTTTTAGTATTAAATCAAAAGGATCTAATCTCATTCCTGAAAAATATTTAATGTATGAATTATGTGTAATAGGATATAATAATTTATAAATAAACTTATTTTGTTCAACTTGACTTAATCCTACTTTAAACATTTTTTCATACATATTATACAAAATATATAATGCACCTGATGTTTCCCAACGATTATTTTGTTTATTAAAAACATGTGTATCAGGAAAACGTAAAATTTCATTAAAAGGAATAAAAGTATCAGATGTTAAAATTTCATGAATTATAAAATTATCTAAGTAGTAATTCAGGCTATTAATACTTTTGTTTTGAACATTTCTTATACTCGTTTTTTTATTTAAAATAAAGTCGCTATTCAATAAATTTATTACTTTATTTTCATTTTTATCTCTATCTAAAAATATTTTTTTGTATGTTTTTAAAATATCTTTTTCCTCTTCATACAACTTCTCGTTATTTATAAAATTGTCGACATTATTATCTAAATTAGAAAATTTATTTGAAAATGGTGAAATGATATCACGTAATTCAGGCGATAAATTTATTGAAAAAGAATATGAATTATTTATATTTATGAAACTGTTCAACCTGGTTGTTCTGGTTGTTATTCTAGACTGTTTTTCAATTATTTCAAAGATATATTCTTGCGTTGTTTCAACAACAGGCGAAATATTACCTTCTTTTATCTGAATTGTTAACATGTAAATACCTTTTTTAAATAAATATAAAAAAAAAATATAAGGTATTTAATTTAAAATCTTCTTCCACTTAAATTTAAATAATTATTTGATTTTCTTGTATTTGTATTTGAAACAATACTATAATCACCTTTCATTAAAATATGACTTTCCATAAATTTGTAATTAAACTTATGTCTTTCTAATGCATGTGATTCAATTACATAAATATTATTATTAAACTTAACGCGTGTTGAAATAAAATCAGACAACATATCTGTTAATATATTATCTAATATTTGATACATTTCATATAAAGGTGTGATTTGAATTTTATCACTTTTAATTCTCTTAAAATAAAAATCTGAAAATTTTTCAATATTATTATAATATGAATCATTCATTACTGAAAAGTCTGATATAATATTTTTTAAAAATGAAACGTCATTAAATAATTTTGCTATATCCTCATTTAAATGTTTTATATTTGACATTTCTATTGAAAATCTGACGTCATTTTTTTGTTGATTAATATATTCTACATTATAAACAGGTGAAATAGCAACGTTATATTCTTCTGCCAAATCAACATCACTAAAACTCATTACTTTTACTTTATTTTCGAAATTAGGTTCATCAAATTTAATATCATTTTCATATATTACAATTTGTTTATTTATAATTCTATCAATTGATATTATAGGATTATTACAAATTAATTTATGAGGATAATTAATAGCATATAAATCAGTTGTTGTTAATTCACTGAAGTCTATTAAATTAATATTTTCTCCATTTAATTCTTTATGATATACATCATCTTGACATGATAAATGTAGTAATAAAAATTCAGACAAATTTTTGTTTAAATTTTTATTTAATTTATACTGATCATTCGCTATTGAAAATTGATTCATCGCATGCATATTTATATCATTTTTTGATAAATTTACATTCCACAATTTTATATTTGATATATTTCCATTAAATTCAAAAATATTTCTAAATGATATATTATTTCCTATATTAATCTCCAATATATCATTAACTATTTCAAAAATTTTAGGTTTTATTTGATTAGATTTTGCAAAAACATAATCACTTTTAAAATATTCAACATCTTTTTCGCATGTTTGACAAACTAAACTTAAAACAATTTCATTAACTTTATTTTCAACATGAATACTAAATTGCAAGTTATTATCAAAAATATTTAAATTTTCAATTTTAAGATAATCAGTAATTGAATTATCATTATTTTTTAAAAATAAAATAAAATCGCCATAAAGACTTTCAGCATTTTTTTCAAAAATAAGTTCCAATAGTAATTCATTACTTTTTGTTGTATTTACTAATTTAAAAATACTTTCTGATAAAGATTTTTGTTGTAAAACGTTAAAATAATTTAAAAAAAATTCGAATGTATAAGAATTTTGGCTAAATAAACTATTTGGTAAATTGTTTAATTTACTTTTTAAAATTAAATTTTTATTTGTTTTATTAAAATTTATTATTTTAAAATCTTTATTTTTTTTTATATAATTTTTTTCAATGAATGAATTTAAACTTTTGCCATATTCTCTAAATTTATAATATTCATCATAATTAATACCTACAGAATTAAAAATAGATTTAATAGCTTGTTTTGTACCTTTAGACATAATCATATCTTTTGAATTGACAAGAATTCTTTTCCATATTTGGTTTTGAATATATCTCATATTATATTGACTTTTATCAGCACCATCAGCACCTATTACATATCCGTCTAATATTTTATTAGTATTATTATTCAATAATTCCTTAAATATAAATCCATTTTTTTTAGTCATTAGTGGTAAAAAGAAATTCACTACAGATTCAGCTGTATTTATATCTTCATAATCAATATCAATTAATTTTGGCATTATATCTAAATAAAGCTTAATTTCATCAAAAAATCTTGCCCAAATAATTAATAAATTTGCAAAAGTTTGAATTGCTTCTACTTTTTGTTGACCAGGAAGATCAGTATCAGTAATATAATATGTTTTTGCAGCTTCATTATTAAATGATTCACTTAAACCTTCAAATGCAGCGCCTTCATCGAAATAATGTCTTGGGAATAACTTAAATATTAAATTTGAATTAAAAATATCCCATTCTTTTGCTTTATTTAAATATGTTTCATTTAAATTACGATTTTTAGTAAAAGAAGGAAATAAAACAGGATTAAAATCATCGTTTTCAAATCGTAAAGAAGGTTTAATTAAGTCATTTTCATAATTATATCTCAAATTTGTTATAAGAGTGCCTGAATCTGCTATTATTCTTGAATGTAATGAATTTCCACTATAATCAAAACAAATTGAATTATTTCCATATGTTCCTGCTGGTTCATTAAATCTAAAATACAGTTTTAATAAATCATTTGCAAATTCGTTTGTTTCTTTTTTTAATATAATTTCTTCACTTGTCAAATTTTTATGATAAAATCTAAATTCATCTAAAAACCCTATAAATTTTTCATTATTATTATTTAATTGAAAATTATAATTATTGTTGTTAGATATAATATGATTAGATATAGCTTTTCCAATATAAAACTTTGTATCATTACTTATATCTAAACTAGAATTTGATAAAATGTCTGATTCTTTTTGTAATGATTGTATCTCAACGCCATTCAGATACACGACTATATTTTTTTTATTTTGAGAACTATTAATAGATAATGAAATATGCTCCCACGTATTTCTTAATATTTGAAAAGAAGAATATAACTTTTTATTATTTACGCCATCGGTTAAAATAAATACAACTTCTGTTAATGAATTTGCAATATTATTTTTTACAAAAAAAGTAAAGCCATTCTGTGTATTAACGCCATTTATAATTTTATTATCTAAATATTGAAAAACAGGATGATTGTTATATTGTACATTGTCTTGTAAATATATTCTAAAATCAATTGAAAATTCGCTATTTTTTGGATTTAAAATTGGTTTTGTTAATTTTGAAATAATATCATCATTTCTATTTAAAGAAAATAAATAACCTGCTTTATTAGTTACTTCTATATGTGCATTATTATTAAATTTTAAATAACCTATATTTTTATCAATTTGATTGTATATAAACTTTCCAAATCCATCGAAACTTCTAAAATATTGATCAACTTCAATTGATGATCCATCAAGTGGGAATTCATCATATATTTTATTAAAAGTATACTCTACTTTTGAAACAGCGGAATCAAAAAAACAATGATTTCTAAATTCTGAAAAGTCTATTGCACCTAATAATTGTTGAGTATTAAATAATCCTGAATATGTATCAAATCTTTCAAATTGATTTTTATCTAATATTAAATTATCGAAATCTAATAAATTAGAATTTTCATTACTTTTATTTACTCTTTTATTTTCATTTATTTTATATTTATTAATCAATTCTTTTTGTTTAAATAATTTACCCATTATTACCTACCCTAAATACTTCATTAGCATTTACAATCAAATTGTTTTGTTCTTGTTGCTTCAATTTAAATATAAATTGAATTCTTCTACCATAAAATACATCTGAATTAAAAAATGGAAACCAATAATAATCATTTTCTTTTAGACATTTTGTTGCATTCATTTCCTCAGTCATAGGTATTAATACTTCATTTGTATCATAATCAATTACTTCATAAAAAACATCTCCGATATCTAATCCTTGTAACGATCTTTTAACCTTAACAAAATCATATTGTGCATCTAAATCAAAAAAAGTAACAGCAATTTTATGTATATCATTCATAACACCTAAATCTGGAGAATATAATTTAACAGAAGCTCTTAATCTTTTAAAAGAATTTATTGTACTTAGCGTATCTTTATATACTTTTTGTATATCTGAATATATTAATGTACCATTATTATACCAATCAAATTTAAATTCAAGATATTCTTTTTGTAATAATAAATTTAATATATTACTTTGGTTTAATGATGAAATATTCCAATTTGTAAAATATGTACCTTTTAAATTTTGTCCTTTAATATCTGTCATTTGATCACATTGAATATCTTCATTAAAATAAATTGGGATATTATTAATTTTATCAATACTAGTTATATTTAATGATAAATCTGACGTTGGATTAATATCAACAATATTACCGTTTTGTATTTTTTGAATATTTTTTAATGTTCCACCTTTTTTATTATATAAAAATATTTTGTTTTGTTCATTAAAATAAAAAAGTTTATTTATTGGGATATTGTATGTATTATCATCAATTAAAATTTTTAATGATGGTTTTAAATGTCTATTTCTAACATTTTTTGATCCAAGTCTTTTTGCGAAATATGTTTCATCATCGTTTAAATTAATATTAGCAAATTTTACACATAATCCTTTGTTTTCTAAAGTACTATTATCTTCCCAATATTTTTCATATATACTTGTAATATCAACCAATATATTTTCATTACCATTTTTTACATAAAAATTACATAAATCTTTAAAATCATAATCATTATAAGTCCAAATTAAATCACATGAATCAGCAACCATTCCTTCTACTAAACCTATTTCACCTGCTGATTCCCAAGATATTTTTTCATTTGTATTACCATTATAATTCGCATATATCCAATTTGCTGCATCAATATCAGTTAAAGAATATACATCTCTACCTAAACCTTCATTAAAATCTTTTGATAATGGTAATACTTCAATATTATAATCCTTAGGTTTACTTAATGAAGTTGTAATATCATGTAAATCTAAATAAATTTTTATATTATCTTTTACAATATCATATGAAAAAAAGTCATTATTTTTTCCTAAATCTGATTTTAATAATAAAACAGATTCTTCTACACGTGAAAAATTTCTTACAATGCTAAAATTACTATTGTTTTGTAATTCCAATATTTTATCGCCTTTTTCACCTTTTTCTTTTTGCTCAAACATCAATAAATCATGACAAAAATATGCATTTATACCAATAACTGAAGAAATATCTGTAATTGTATTTTTAATATGTTCATTTATTTCATCAATTGTAATTAAACTATTTATACATATTACCCATTTATTGTTTTGTAATGTTCCATTAATATTATCTGTAAATAGAGTGTCTATATCAATATACAAATTAATTATAGAATTTGAATAATTTTCAAATATAATATCTTCTGAACTTTGAAAAATACTATCATTTAATCTCAAGATACACTTCGATTTTAAATTAATATTTTCATTATATGTTTTAAATAAATCTAATGTTGAAGCTTTTCCAAAATTAGCATGTCTACCATCAGTATCATTTAATAATTTATTTGTAATATAAGTGTCTTTTTCAATAGGATAAATAATGTACATAAAATTAATTTGCCTTTTTTTATTTAATTATAAATTAGGCTGAATTAAATCACAACTCTAGCAATAATATCAATTTCAGGATATTTTATTTCAAAAATACCTCCTTCAATCGGATATAATGAATCTTTATATATTTGATCTTGTATTTTTATAATTTCGTTTGAATACTTGTATGTTGTGCCTGTCGATTGATCATAATCAATATCAGTCTTTTGCACAATTAAATTTCTTTTATCTGTTACTATATTAGCAACTCCATATGTGTTTAATATAATATTAAAGACGTTATCTAAAGATATAGGTTGATTTATTTCAAAATCATTTAAATAATAAGAAATATTGTTTTTAATATTTCTTTCTACTTGCGCTGGTGATATATTTAATTGTGCATTGATTCTAACATCTACATTAATTCTTATATTAAAAATTTTTGCATCTAATATATTAAAACTATCGCCAATTAATCTATACTCATTTAAATAATTCATTAAATTTAATTTTAAACTATCTGATGCCAATGCTAATTTTAAATTATTATCCTTACATAAAATATGTATATTTTTTGAATAAATATTATTGTTGTCATCATGCAATGCTATTTTAGAAACCTTACCAAATGCAACAGGCATTGAATGTATTTTTGCCAATAAATCTTGATAATTAACAATTCTATTTTGCATTTTAATTGTATTTTGTATTTGTGATTTTAATTCATCAAATGTTAATGTATTTCTACCACCAATTGCAGGTTCATCATTAGTTACAAAAATTGAATTTATAACATTTTCTCTTGTAATCTCGTCAAGGCCTTGTGCAAATAATATATTCGATGTATCATCGATTCTATTTATATTATATGCAGGAATATTATGATCAATACCACCTCCATATATATATGTGACATATATAGTAGTATTTCTAGGGGCAATACCTAGACTATTTGTTTTTAATAAATCGCTAGGATCAAAACTAAATTTAGGGAAATAATCCCTTCCATATAAAGATAATGCACTTTTTGTAGGATCCTGAATTAATGATTTCATCATGATTGAATTCGCATCGCCTGAACCAAATCTTAGTGAAACATCTCCTGTTTCAAAATTATCTTCTTTTATAAATCTATATGGAGCAGGTATCACTTCATAATATTTGTTATTATTTTTTTCCAAATGCGTTGATTTATAAACTGTATCTTGCGACAAGAATTCAACTTCATAATATTTATTATCATTTGAATCAATAACAGTTTCAATCATTGTTACATTTTTATTAGATAAAAATATTCTTGGAAATTGTATATATGTATTATCAAATGAAAAACGTTCAGTAATTTTGCTACCTGATAATGCTAATCCATACTTTTTTAATACTATAAATCCTTGCGTTTCATTTACTCTATCTATTATATAATCCTTATTAAAATCAACATCTTCTAATAAATAAAAAGGAATATTATTGATTGATGATATTTTTAAATTTTTTAATATTTTTGGTAATTGCGTCGTATCTATTTGCCCGTCTATATAATCAACTCTAACTTTAAATAATATTTTAACAACTGCTGGTGATGCAGGTGTTGATTTAATACCTGCGTTTTTCATATGCCTTATTATATTATCATTTTCAACAGCAGTATCATAATTTAATTCATTATATTGATGATCCATATAAAAAGACAAAGAATCACCTACTATTGCTGCAAAATCTAATAACATACCACCGACTGAAGCTTCTGAAAAATCATTTATTTTATCTGGAAAATAATTTTTTGCATAATTTAATAATTCATTTCGAAATTGTTCAAAACCTTTTGTTAAATAACTTCGATTTAATTTTTTTTCATCATTTATACTTTTATTAATGTTTTGTATATCTACTGCCATAATATTTTCCTTTAATTATTCATTCCTAATTTAATTATTATCTCTTTAATATCATTTGAAACTATTGGCATAGAATAATTTATTTTTAATACAATTATCGGTATATTATTTTTATCACTTTCTACTTCATCTTTATAAGAAACAAAAGATATTAAATTTATAAGAGGAGGAGGATAATATATATTAATAACACGTTTGATTTCTTCCATTAATAAATCATCTACATTTTCAATATCAGTTCTAGATAATATATTTTTTAAAACAGTACCAAATGATGGAAAACACAATCTTTCACCAGGTTCAGTCATTATTAAATTTTTTAAATTATCTTCTATTACTTTATCAAAATCATAATGCATTTTAAATAAATCATCGCCAGGAGAAATTTCTAAAGGTGTTTTAATTCCTAGAGGCTTAAGTTTAATAAAAGTTTTATCATATTCAGCTTTTTTAAATAAATTATTTAAGCTATTTCCATTTTTTTTATATAAAATGTTTTTTGTTTCATTAGACATTTATATTTACCTATTCTTATAATTTTAATTATAGCATTAAAAATTATTAAATTTTTCATTTTCAGTTTTAAAATCATTTAAGTCATTATTAAAATCAATTAAAATAGATTCTTTAACATCTTTAACAATATCTAAAGGAATCGGCGCTAAAATTGGCACATTTTTATTAATATTCAAAATTACAGGAGTACCTGTAGGTGGAGTAACTTGAATATTTAAAGAATCTGTCAATAATTTTAAAATATAGTAAAAGCATAAAGAATTCAAATAATCAAAGTCACTTTTCACAAATTTTTTATTTTGTTCTAATAACTTTTCTTTTATTTTATTATAAAAATTATCATTTAAAAAACCATTATTCAATGATTGTAAATCGAAAAAACTTTGATTTATTGTAGTTAAACTTGCGATGCTTAATATTTTTGAAAAATAACCTTGGGTTTCATCAAAGTTTGATATTACAGCCTTAAATACATCACAAAATGACTGTTCATTATTTTCAAATGATGTTATTTTAGATTGAACATATGGATCGTCTGCAGAAAATGAAAAAGAAATATTAAATGTTTGAAAAATAGGATTTTTAATAATTTCGACACGTTTAATACAGTCAGTAGCAATAAACAAATAATCATTTTCGTTTTTTGTAGCGAAATTTTGATCAGAAAAAAAAGGTTTTATTATTTCATCAATTATTTTGTTTTTATCATTAAATGAATATTCTTGATTTGACATTTTTTATAACCTATTTAATTTGTTTTAACAAGAGTACTTAAGATTTTATTTAATTCTGTTTTTAAAGTTTGAATATTATTCAAAATTTCACCTAAATTATTTACTTCAAAATTACGATTATTTTCTTGTTCACCATCTACGTTTGTTCTTTCAAGTAAATTTTCTTCAGGACCTGCAGCTGTCCCTATTGTTGACTTTATTGTTATATTTAACAAAGGGCCTCGTATATCTGAAGGTTGTGGTGATAATGTAATACCTGCTGGGCCTGCATATTGATGTTGATGTTTGCTTAATTCATCTAATGCTTTACCTATATTATAAAACCCTAATGATACTTGATCCATAAATGCTTCTAAACGTTCCTTTAATTGAAATCCTAATATCACAGGTTCAATTGCATCATTGCCTAAATAAATATTATTACCTAAACCGTTATTTTGCTCACGCTTTTTATCACCAATTACAATTTTAGGACCATCAATTGAAATAACGCCATCATGTTCAAGTGTAATATACGCTAAATCATCATTACCTTCTTTAATTAATTTAATAGAACCAGCAATCTCAGGTTCTAAAAAAACATTACTTAACGTGTTTTCATAATTCCTATTAAATACTGGATTCCTTGCAACAAGTCTAATTTCATCAGATTTACCAATGATAAACCCTCTCTTTTTTGATTTATCTACAACTTTTTGTTTTCCATCTATATCAATAGAATAAATTTGAGAATAATTTAATAATTCATCACCATTACATTTTTCTGAAATATATAAACGACTAATATCAGTAAAAAAATCAGCATCACCTTCAGCTAAATTTTGGTTATTTGATCCAAAATAAAATAGATTATCTTTTGTATTTTCTAAATATCCATTTTCATTATAAATAGAAAACATTGCATTTTTAAATACATCAACTGATAATAAGCCTGTATATTCTTTTTGGTTTGAATTTATATAATTTTTCAATTCTTTATTAGTTAGTAAAGAATGTGTTATTCCGCATCTACCTGCGACTATATCAATTGTTCCACTATTAGATTCAATACCAGAAAAAGCATTTGTTGAACCATACTTTTCTAATAAATTATTTGATGATTTTCTAATATTATTTGTTCCTAATTTTATTAATGTATTATTAGAACCTTGTATAACATAATCGCCAGGATTTTTTGTAAATCTAGGAATACTTTCTTTTAACCAATTTCCTGTAATATCAAATTTTATTTTACTTTTTTTATCTATTTTAGATAAAGTAATGTCATTTTGAATATTATATATACTTCTGATTGGCCCATTATTAAATGGAGGTGCTACAACATTTAATCCAATATTTTGACCTGATTCTTGATTATAATTTTTTAAAAATTTACGATCAGGATGAGTATAATTTACGTCTTCTATAAAATTTACATTATGAATTCTAGATATCCAAAAAAATTCTACACTTCTGTCATTAGAAGAAGCAGAATCTTCATATATCCACACTTCTTCATTTGGTTTAATAGGTAAACCCATATGAGAAGAAAAAAACGGGAGTGCTACAAATGCTTCATTAGTACCTGAAAATATAGCTATTATTGAATTTCTAGGTAAATCTTTTATTAATTCCTTTTTTTTATTTCGGAATGATATATCTTTATTGGGTGTTATTAATTTATCAATAATTTGATTAATACTATTAGGGTGTGTAATAACATCTAATATAATAGCTCTTCTAAACATATTATCTACCGCTGCTTTGTATCTTTAAAAACAACTCATCCTCTGAAATTTCTTCAGCTTTTTCTTGCTCATGTGCAATTAATTCAGCTAATTTTAAAATTTGATCATTCGATTTTGACATTCTTTCAATATATTTTGACATAACTTGTCCAACGCTAATATGATCAGATACATCGATATTACCCATAACTTGATAACAATCATTAAATAATATTTTTGCTTTTTCTCTATCATCTATAGCGTTTTCATATATTTCTTTCCACAATAGTTTCTTTTTTTCTTCTGTACTTGTTAAACCGTCAAGTATTTCAATAAAATTAGATAATTTGTTTTCTTTTTTTGATTGATCATCAAGCTTTTTTGTTAAAATATCAATATCTTTACTCATTTTTTACCTTTAAAACAGACTAAATAAATCGTCTTGCATATCTTTATTTATTTGTTTATATAATTTTCTTATAGAAGATAATGCAGAACTTAATTCTGTATTATTTAATCCTGATATTTCTCTTAAATATACTAAAACTGCTCTTTTATTTAATAACTCCAAATTATCAATATTTTCAAATACAACGCGAATAGCATCTATACATTTTTTTTCTTTAACGTCTGTTAATTTTTCACATAAATGATCAATAATTGCATATACAGTTTGCATTTTCTCTTGATATATCATCATTTCCTCAGGATTACCTGTTTCATCAACCATATATGTCGATAAATTTATTTTAGGATATTTCTTTTGACTACTTTTTTCTTCTTTTGGTTGTGTATTTGGTGTATATGTTTGATTTCCATCATCAATTACAACAGTTCTTTTATGTTGAATATAATTTTTTCTAGATCTTGCAATCAACCAATTTTTTGCGACAACATTAAAATAAGAAAAAGCTTTTTTACCTTTACCCCCGTCCCATTTTTGAATAGTCTCCCATAAAAAAAACACGCAATCACGCTTCATAGTGTCAAGATCATCATCAAAAGATTTAAAATTATATACTGATACAAGTTTATCCACCAACATTTCAAATGCAGGCATAATATCATTTAAATAGATTTCCCATTTTTCTTCATTTGTCTGCACATTTTTATATTCTTCAATCTTCTGTTGTGTATCATTTGAAAAATACTGTTCTTCTTTTTCTTTTTTACTTTTTCTGATTTTTAAATCTTCTTCAGTTATATTTTCAACTTTAACACTTTTTCTTTTTATCATGTTTCCTCATCTTTTATTTCTTCTTCATTCGTAAGTTTTTGAGCAATCTCTAAAATTGAATTCCTAACGCCATTTATTTCATACAATACATCACGAACCTCTTTAGAATCATAAAAAATAGGAATACTTAAAATCTCTGAAATTTTTGAATATTTCTCATCTAATACATCTAAACTATCTTCAATCACATCTTGCATTTTGATTATAATCATCGCAAATTTAACACAAAAGTAAACAAAAATTGATAATAATATCAATAAAAAAACTACAAAATATATCACATCATCATCCATATTATAAAAACATTATTAAAATTTAATAAAATTAAAAAATATGTTAAATTAAAAAAATAAATATTATTTACAATGCTCTGTATTAAAAAAAGGACACCATTGACACGAAGTTTTATTTTTTAAATATGTCGGATTAACCTTGGTAATACTTTTAATCATAGATCTAACAACTTTCATAGCCTCTTCCATACTTTTTGGTCCTGAACTTATCGATATCATCTGACATACTTTTTCTATTTTATCTACTTTCTTCAATAACACAAATGCGCATTGTACATCACGTGACGTTAAATTATTTTTAAACATCCAAAAATTTTTATACAATAACAATTGCATATGCGTTAAAAAATCCTGTTGCTTTTCCCAGTCCCAACCACGTGCTGACGCTGTTTTCCAATCTAAAATGTAATATTTCCATTTTCCTTCTGTCTTTTGAGGAATCTTAATAATACAATCAATATATCCTTTAAATTTTAATGGTAATTCATTCATCTCTTCATATAATAACTCTTCAGCAGATACTGTTTCCCATAAAGGAAAATTTTCATCCATCCATTTAGGTAAAGCATTTATACTATTTTTTGCCCACAATAACCATTTTTCAAATGCAATATGCTTATAATTCTTATTTTTCTTCTCCTGCTCTTCACGCCATATACCATCAAAACCAACTCTATCCCACTCTTTTTTTAAATTTTCTTCCATTTCTTGTAATTTCAATTCTTTTGTATTTAAAAAATGTTCAACAGCATCATGTACAATAGATCCATAATATAAATGAGGACTCTCCTCAAATACCTCAATTTTATCTAAATACAATAATTTATGCCTCCAAGAACATTCTTTCCACACCTTAACCTCAGAATAAGAAACATGTTCTTTTAATAAATTAACAGAAATAGACATTTCATAATCAACCTTAAATAAAATTTAGTAAAATATAAATAAATTATAATAAAAATTAAATATTTATACAAAAATTAATAAAAAGGGTGAGTAATAGATGAAAAAGTGCAGCCAGTATTTGTTACTGTTTTTCCTAATCCACTACTATCAGTAACTAAATTTGAAGAATCACTGACATTTAATAATAAATGTGTATCAGCAACTGGCGAAATAGAATTATAGTTAGGAGTAAAAGTTGATGTATATAATGCCGTACCTTTTACCCAATGAAAGCCTTTTAAATTTCCGCCAAATGCTGCATTAGTAGTCAATGATTGTTCATTACCAATTCTTAAATTATTAGTTGTATCATTAAAATCATAAGATGATGTTAAATTAGAACCTAATTGCGTACCATTTTTAAAAACCCTTATTGTAGTCCCAGAACGTGTTACAGCAAAATGTGTAAATACATTTTTATAAGTTCCTACACTGCCAAAACTATTCGCAGCACCATTAATCCATAAGTAAAAAGTGCCACCTTCTATCGAAACTCCAAACGTTGCAGTAGGATATGTACCATATGAAAAAACTCTAGGCGCACCATTTGAATCTGTTTGATATTGCCACCATTCTACTGTAAAATCACCTGTCCTAAATGATAATTGATTATCATCTACAGGTAATGTTAAATAAGTAGAAGTTGTGCCAGCAAATAAAATGCTACCATTTACAGGTACTATATTTTGTGTAACAGCTTTTATAACATGCCAAACTTCAGCTGTTGAATTAGCTGTACCATCAACATTATAACCGTATGTATACATTAATCTAACGCATTGTTGATTTGTTGAAGATAAAACATAGTTTTTATTTGTTGTTGAATTAATGCCTCTTACTTGATTCGCAGAATCGGCTGGCACTGTTAATGTTACAGTACCTGTACCTGTCTTTTTAAACATTAATTCAATTGCATTGTTAGAAAACGGTGTTGAAGAAGAACCATTTCCTGAAGGTAATGTGATTGTAATATTATTTGTTGAATTATTTACAAGATAATAATTATTATATCCTGCATAAAAATTAGTGACTGTCGATCCTAAGGCTGTTGTTGTTGTAATAATATTAGGTTGTCTTATTGAACCGCCACTATTGCCTAGCGAATAAAATGATTGAACAGTGCTACTTGATACAATATAAAATGGTATTCTATTACTTCGTTTTGTACTATTACTTAATAAAGCCTGTAAAGTACTACCACTTGTTAGCCATAGTCCGCTTGATGTTATATTACCTGTGTAAGTCATAAATATCTCCTAAACATTTTAAAATGTATACCAAATTTCTGCTGTTGAATCAACGCTCCCAGAACTATTGTACCCATACGAATAAATTAATGTAATTGTCTGTTCAGTTGAAGCTGACAATGTATAACTTTTATTTGTTGTTGAATTAATGCCTCTAATCCTTGTACCTATTGTATCTGCTGGCGTTTGAATTGTTAATGTACCAGTACCTGTTTTTTTAATATTTAGATGAAAAGTACATGCACCTGGCCAAGTACCTGTATCAGTAAAATATCCTAATGGTAATGTTAAAACCCAATTACTAGAGTTATTATTTACAATAATATAATTAGCATAATCTGCTGTATAATTAGTTATTGTATTACCTAAAACAGTATTGTTTGAATTAACATATGTAGTTGTTAAAGATGTAGATACTAATAAATCAAGTCCATTATATGTAGGACCAGCTGCCCAATAAAAGCTAGGTCTTTGCCCATATCTTGCTGTTGGTGATGTTATATCTTTTGGCATAACTAAATTTGAATAATATGTCATTTATTTCTCCTTTTTAAAATATATATTTTATACTACATCCCATCCTGATGCGTGTCCTATTAGTGTCCAAGATTGTCCTATTGCATTTAATGTTAACATTGTTCCACTTGAAATGCCTATTAATGTCGATGAATCTAAAAAAATTTGATTTGTAGGTGTTGCAATATTAACAGTTCCTGTTGAACATCGTTTAATATCTACTCTATAACCAGCAGATGCTGAACCATTTGGTAATGTAATTGTAATAGTTGATGTATTTGTACATCTAATTAAAGTAAGTGGAGATGACAGTGTAATACTTGATGTTGTTGAAACTGTTTGAATATTAGTTGTTGAACTACTTCCACCCGCTCCTGCAACTGCTGTTGTTACATATGCAGTTGTTGCAACTTTTGTTGAATTATCATTCGATGCTTGTGTAGTAGCTGTTGCAGAAGAACCTAACGCTATACTACCAGATATTGTTGTTGTACCACTTAAAGTTTTATTACCTGTAATAGTTTGTATGCCTGCAATTTCAACTAAATTAGTACTTTTATCTGATATTTGCTTGACTTTTATTTGTGTCATTTAAAAAACCTTTATTTATATTACTTGATAATAAATATCATAAATAAAGTTTTAAATTTTTAAAAAAATTAAATTATAATATTATTTCATTCCAACAATTGTTACAACATCGCCTGATTCAATTGCAAAACCAGCATTTGTTTCACACCATCTTAAACGTGATGTAGAGGTTAAAGAAGAATATGCTTGTTGATCAGCATTTGCAGCGCCATCTGCTGTAAACCAACAATCACCAGACTTATCAGCAAATGATACTATTTGCTTAATGCCATTCACAAATACTTGTACTGTTGCTCCAGCAGCTGGAGTTTGACCAATTGTTAATGTAGTATCTGTACCATTACCTCCACCGCCAGATGCTGTAAGTGAAGAAGATGTTGTTTCAAAATTAACAAATGATCCAGCGCCAGCTGATACAGATAATTGTCCATTTGTTGCACTTAAACCAGAACCTGCAACAGCTGAAATAAGACTTACAATTGTTATTTTTCTAGAACCGTTTGAATCTGATGCATCAATAATAGGAACTGAATCATTTGCAACGCTAACACCTCCTGTTGGTGCAGATAATTCACTTAATTCAAGACTAAATGATTGACCTGTTAATAATAAACCATCGCCTGCTGTATAAGCTGTTCCGCCAGAGAATTGTGTAAAACTTAAAGCTGTAGTTCCTAAAGTAATTGTACCCGTTGTTGACAATACCCAACCTGTTGCAGCATTTGCGCTACCTTGTTCAACAAATGTAAACATACCAGATGTTACTTCACCAGCAGGTGAATTATCAGAATCAGCAGCTCGAGTTAATGCAAAATCAGGTGAAGCACCTACGACATAAATACCATTTTGTGAACCAGTACCTTGATTTTTAACAAGAACTCTATTTCCTTCAACAACTGTTATACCATCAATTTCAAGAGCATTTGAACCATTTAATGTAGGCGTAGCAAGTGTACCAACATCAGCTGTTGTAGCAACCCTTACACTCTTTTTAACATCAAGACCTGTTGCAACACTATCAACATAAGTTCTAACAGCTTGAACAGTAGGTAACTTTGAATTATCGCCAGAAGGTAATGTAGTATCAGTGCTATAGACATCTGAATTTAATTTTGCAAGTGTTACAGCTGTATCATTAATTTTGACGCTTGTGATAGCATTATTAGCAATAGTAAGTGCACCATTAGCTGCAAGAGTTGCATCTGATGATAATGCAACATAAGCTGGAACGCCATTTGTTGTGACAATTAACTTGCCATTATCCGTGGAGGATGATTCGAGTTTTGTTAAAGCAACTGTACCTGTAGAGATTTGCTTACCTTTAATTTGAGACATAATTTCATTTCCTTATAATATTATTTTAATTATTATATATATGTTATTAAGAATTTTTTATATACCAGACTTTAATAATATCACCATTTTCTATAATACCTTCTATTAGATTAAAATTAATTCTATTTGCTGGGAGAAGTGCGACGGAATATTCTGCGTCATTTAATTCTATACCATTCAATAATATTTTTACTTGAGGAATATTATTTAATTTTTTAATTGAATTTATTACAGTAATATATTGAGATCCATTTTCTAATTGAATATTATTAAATGTAAATGTTTCATTTAACCAGTTAATTTGATTTAATAATGTATCTTTTGATAACCACGAAACATTTACGTTTGCGCCTCCTGATACCAAAATATCACCTTCATTGCCTGTTTGATATTGATATTCCTGTGTATTAATATCGAAAGTTGTTTGTGTTGATAGTGCGCCTGAATTTGTTACAGATATTGCTTTTATACCATTTTCATATGTCAGATGAACTGAACCGCCATCAGTATCTGCAAGAAAATTAGGCATAATGGTAATATCTCCATTAGAATTGCCAAGATATAATGTCTTAGATTTTTCACTTAAATAATCTGAACCTGACTGATAAGATTTACCACCTAATCCTAATACTGAATAATCAGACGTTTCGCTATTTCCTTCGTTTTTTAAATATAAATTAACAGATGCTAAAGAACCTGTTGATTTATTTTGCATTGTTAAACCACTATAAGTTCCATTATATGAATCAGCAGTTACAATACTTGTTTTAACTGTTGTATTATAATTTGGGTCGCCACCTATAACTAATGTTTTATCAGGCAATCCTGTTTCATCATAATTTTTAAATAAAAAAGAATTATTACCTGCAAAATCTTGACCTGTTGTTGTATATAATATTTGATTTGCAGAAACATTTAAATTTTGATTTAGACCTGTTTTAATTTCAACCCAATCAACACCACTCCAGACATATGTTTTATTATCGTCAGTAACAATTACAAAATCTCCTTGTTGTATTTCAAGTGCATCACGTTCAATATTATCTGCAACGACAAATGTATCTGTAACAGCAATCGCAGGTAATTGCGATTCAGGTATTTTGCCTGACTCATCAAGCGACGCAACGCCTCCTGCAACGCCGATATTAGTATTATCAACTTTATTTAATATAGATTGTTGATTGTCGTAAATTATTTTACCTAATGTATTATTTACAGAATTTGAAAGATCTAAAATTAAATTGTCATTTAAATTTTGTAATTGTTGAAAACCTAAATTTGTGATTAATGAATTAAATTTATTTAAATTTATTAAATCTTGATTTAAAGCTTGACCTAAAACTTGACCTATTGATGCACTTAATGTTTGTAAATTCATAAATGTATCGATAACAATTTGATTATCTTCAAAATCTGTTGTAATATTACCAGAAATTGCGCCTTGTAATACTATGTTTTTATCTACATCGAATTTATGCGTTTTATTTGAAATAATATCAAATATAGTAGGCGTTTGATTACCATCAATTATCTGATTAATTGTTAAGGTATTAACTGTTAATCCATCGACTATTTGATTATTTACTTCAATATTATCAACAAATATATTTTGTGTATAAATATTTTCAAATTTATCATTAGGCGCCCCTAAATCCTGAATATTATACATACTCGGCGTTATTCTTTTTCTAATTGTCATTTAATATGTTAATCCTGTTTTATAATATTTAAATATATTTATTTTATCACTCAGCTATTAAAATTTTTCCAATTAATTTTATATAACCACTCGAATTTATTTTTAAATAATGTGTATTTGTTGAACCTAAATAATTTTCACTATCAATATATCTTAAATCGTTTTCAAATGTTATATTATCAACGCCTTCATTTAAATATAAAGAGTAATTGATATTATTAACTTTTTCATTTTCTTCATCAAAAATATCAACTGTAATTGTATCAATTAATTCTGTTCCATTATATGAATATTGAAAATTTAATGAAGAATTAACAACCATTCTATATTTTTTTATATGCATCGAATTATCTATTATTCTATATAAAGAAAATACTATAGGCTGCGTCCAATTATTAAAAGAAGATGTTGTCCAATCATTTATAAATGATTTATCAAGATCAATATTACATGTACATGCCCAAATATTTTTTTGATTATCAAGTGCTATTTGAACAAAGTTTCCAGCATCTTTTTGCTTTAAAATCCATTCAAAATTATTTGAACTATTTATTCTTCCATTTAAAATTTGAATTGAATTTTTTAGGTTTACTAATATTTTTGTGAAATTATCTTCGTCTAATGATAAAAATCCAATTTGTGTTTCATTAAACTCATAATAACTTTGATATGTTAAATTACGCCAATTAGATATATCTATTTCATATGTTACGATTCTACGACATTTTGTTTTTTGTGTAGATGTTAATGAAGAATTATCTACTAATAAATCTGCATTACGATTTGTACCATAAAAAATGCAATGATTTAAAAAATATCTATTTTCGATTTTTGTAATAAAATTATGATTCATGTATTTATATAATTGGCCATTATCATGTTCAGGTGTTGTTGATAAAACGAAATTTGTGCCAGTTATATTTGTTTTTGAACTATAAATTTCATCATGTAAACACCCGTATGTAAACCAATCAGTTCCTATAGGATATGTAATATTGCAATCCAATAATTCAAATTGATTTGTATCGTAAATAGATTTATTCCAATTATATACAATCGGTGAAAAATAATTTGTTGTTTTTAAAAAGTCATGTGTGGTATTTCCTGTCGAATATGCTGGAACATAAAAATGATATAAATTTGTAACAATTGGATTAAGCTCAACTTTACTTGGCACATTAAAATATACCATACTATTACCACATGTCGAATTTGTCCAATTTTTAATTGTTTTAAAATCAGAATTTGCCCAATTATTGCCTGGAATATCATTTATATCTATTACTTCTCTCCAACGACTTCCTCTCCACTCAAAAACATAACTTTTTTGTGCAGAAGATGAATTAATTAGCGGCGTTAAATCAAATGTTTGTGTTGTATTTGTAATATTTCTATATTGAACTTTAAAAGATCCTGTGCCTGATATATGAGATACTTTAAATTTATCACCAATTTTTGGGCTTAGAGGTGGATAATATATAAATCCTGCATTACTTAATGAATATGTATAATTTTTCCAAACAGATGATAATTGCGATGTTGCTGTTAATGTTGTTGTTGTGCCTATAATATTAGGATCATCATATGTTTGTAAACAATTATAATTTAAATTAATGCAATTACTAACATTATTCATATTATATATATCAGCTTGATTTACACCTGTAACAATCAACTCGAATGAATAAGTACCTAAACCTAATAATATACCATGATAATTTTGAATAGTATCAATTGTTACATGTTGATATGGATATATTTGTTTATTGTCGCCTGAAGTATTATAGAAATCATATCCACTTGATGTCATTGACATTACAAAATTATCAAATCTAATATTTAAATCAGGATTAAACATTATTCCAAAACTATTATGATTACCTACAGTTTTTGTTAAATTAATTCTAATGATTTTACCAATATCAGATGATGCAAAGTTTTGTTCAATTGCAACCCACATAAAATTTGTTGACCCTGCATTTGTAATATTATATTCTGTAATATTAGATGAACTTATTGTCATTACGTAATTGTCTGATGTAGTTGTTATCGTTTTATTCACTATCGTTGTCGTGGGATTAACAGGATATATAGATTTAAAATTTAAAGATTTATTAAAATCTCTAATAATATTTGTTGAAAAATATTTTTTAATATCTGTCGTAGGTGTTCCTGATTTAAGACATGAATTTGAAACATTTAAATAGTAATGTTGATCTAAATTATCCTGCCCTAAATAACCCATATAATTAATTCCTACCCTAGAATCAGTCCTAGCATATCCTAATAATCCATCGCCTATTCGTTGTTGCATAATATTTGAATTTCCAAATTTTTGAACACGTTGACTATCTGCGTCACCTGCTAAAACAGTATTATAAGGTATTTTAACATCAGAAAATAAATCTGTATTAAAATATAAATTAACAGGTGTATTATAATTATTATTCCATAATGATAAATCGTCTATTTCTGATGTATATGACGGTGATAAAACTCTTGTTTGCCCTGAAATACCTCTTGTACTTGGCATATCATGCTTAATACAGATTATTTTTTTATTTATAAAATCTGTTGAAATATAACTAAGATTTGAAAACAATAAAGTATTTACTTCATTAACAGGATTTGTTGTAGCATCTTTATAAAGATTTGTAATATTATACCAACCTCCATTTGCAAATTCAAGTAAAACTATCTTTGTTGATGAAGATGAAGTAATAGTATCACATAATCTTACAGAATTATATGTTACAAAAAAAGAACCTGACGCTGATTCTGCTAACTCAAATAAAATTTTGCAACCCCCTGTTAACCCAACATTTAATTGGAATTCTTTGTTTAATGTTGCACCAGTATATGTTATTTTTCTAGATTGTGATATTGTTGAAGATAAACCAGCTGCAGTTGTAACAGTATCAGGGTTTGTAGATGTCATGATATTTGTATTAATATATTGTGTATTTCCTGCAACAAAATAGTGATTTGATTCAATTGGAACAACTTTTGTCAATTGAGAATTGCTAGCATCGATATTAATATTTGAACCTTTATATAAAATAAGTGCATTATCTGCATGAGTATTAATTGTTAAACCAGTATTCCAGGTTGTAATACCTCTTGACATATTTGATGATTGTTCATTAAAAAGTATATATTTTTGAGATGTATTCGGATTTTCAATAATATTTAATAAACCTAATTGCTTTGAAATATTTTTATCAAGACAAAATAGATGAGAATAATCTGCATTTGAATTCTTTTGATAATATGTTCCGTATGTCGCATCATTATTATATGATATACCATATGTTGAAATTTTATTAATTGATTTCCCGTTAGTTAATAATTTATTAGAAAAAATGTTGCTAGATAAATTAAATAAATCTGGGTAACCTACAAAATTATATATTAAATTTTGAAGAGAAGAAAAACTTTTTTTATAATTTAAAAATTTACAAGAATCTACTGTTTTTATTATATTTGAGAAAGTTTTATCTTTTTTAGAAATTTTTGTATTTCTAGAAATAAATAGTTCATTATTCCCAGGATTTTCAATTAATATATTTCCTAATAGATTCGTTTCATTAAAAAATAATGGTCCTGCGCTTGCATTTACAATTGTTGTATCAATAGAAGCTGTTCGATTAGCAAGTAAAAACTCAAAATCATCTATTTTTATTAAATTACTTATTGACATATTTATTTAAATTCTTTCATTTGTATTTTAAATATTATTTTGGAAATATATTTTATGCCCAAAATTCTTTATATTGTCCGCCTGATTGGTTATTTCCACCATTTCCACTATCATTCGTAACTATTACTTTTTCATTAATAACATAACTGTCGCTGCCATTATTTACGACCTTTAAATATAGGCTGTCTGTTTTATCATGTACATATAAATAGTCAGATTTTACAATAGTATTTCCAACATTTTTATATTGATTAATAGACGATTGTACTTGCGAATTATCTATTATAGGAACAATTATCGTATCGATACTAAAATTAGTAATATCGACGTCAAAAACATCATTATTTTGTAACGAAACAGGTATATCTTTTGTTGATATAAAATCTAATACTTTTATTATATGTTGTTGTTCTATAAAATTATTGTTACTTATATTTGTTGTTTCATCTATAACATTTAAATTATCATATGATGTATTTGTTTTTTCAAAATTTATTGAATAAACATCGTTTTCGAAAGTTACATTATTAATATTCGTTGCATTTGATACACGTAAAAAATCTTTGTTATTCGTTTGAAATTGTTGACTTATTTGATGATATTTTTCTTTCTTTCGAAAAATTTTTCCATCTTTAACTTCAAATTGTGTTGTATTTTTAACTTGAAAATATTTAAAAGGTAAATTTGTTAACATCTTTTAATATAACCCGCTTTTTATAGTATTAATATTAAATATAAAAAAATTCTTATACTATATTAATACTAGCAACAATATGAAATTGTTGTGATTCTTGTATTAAAAGTTCAATATTTACATCGCTAGTCTGTTCAGAAATTACAGAAATATAATCTAATCCATTATCATTAAATAAAACTTTACCATTACCATTTTGAATTTGTAAATTAACTTGCACATTTTGTCTATCATTATTAATATCATAAACAGATAATTTTAAATTTTTAATAATTGAATTTGCATTATTATCAATCAATGATTGATAAAATATATTTTCGTTATTTTCTTCATTCAACTCAACTCTATATGATATATTCAATAAATTGCCTGTATCTATTTCTGATAATTTATGCAATTCAAATATAACCTTTTGTGAAACCAAATTTGTTAACAAATTACCATATAATTTTTCAGACAAATTAATATTACATTTAACTGCCCAAATTACATCATTACTATCACGTGAAATCTGTATAAAATTACCATCATATAATGCTGATAATGACCAACCTATTGTTACGTCAAAATCTAAAATACTTACAGAATTTTTCTGATTTATTAGAATTTTTGTAAAATTTGTCTCATCTAATGGCAAAAACCCAATTTGAGTATCAATAAACCCAAAAACACTATGATAAGTTAAATTACGCCAATTAGATGTATCTATTTCATATGTAATAATTTTTCTACATTTTTCTTTTTGTAATGTACTTAAATCATTATTTGAATTATCTACTAAAATATTAGCATTATGATCTGTCCCATAAAAAATACAATGATTTAAAAAATAACGATTTCCTACTTTTGTAATGAAATTATGATGAAAAAATTTATATAATTGTGAATTATCATGTGATTCTCTGCTTTTATCTACTGTTTCATGATTATAAAAAAATTCAGTACCATCAGCATATCCTGTACCTTTATTGTATCCCTCTGTATGCGTATTTGCATATGTTAACCATGTATTCGAGTCAGGATATGTAATATTAGTATCAAAAATTGTAATAGCATCAGATGTAGTTAATGATTTATCCCAAGTATATAAAACAGGTGTATATATTGATAAATTTGCATTTACTTTTGATGATGAAAAGTCAGTATTTGTATATGCAGGTGCATAAAAGTAATATATATTTGAATTATTAGGACTTACAATTGCTTTTGAAGGAACAGGTAAATATGTTGAAACTAAACCTGTTCTAGGTTCATTCCATAAATGAGTTCCAGGTATTGGAAAATAACCTAAATCTGTCTGTAATTCCCAAGTTGTATTCGATGAATTATATTTAAAATAATAAGTTTTTATTACTGACGCTGTTGTTGTTAATGGTACTAAATTTGTTGAATTTGTTGCAGAGATATTTACTCTAAATGAACCTGCAGAACCTAAATGTTGTACTCTAAAAATATCATTATTAGCAGGGTTTACAGGCGCATAATAAGTGACATTAGCAGTTGTTAAATTAAATGTATTATTTTTATTTAATGTTAATGCAACTGATGTTGTAGATGTAATTGTTATATTTCGATTTGTATTTCCTATTTCATAATATTGAGATACGTATGTATAATTAATATTTTTAAGATTTGTTGTAGTGCTATTTGATGGATTTTCTTTTATAATTGCTGTTGTCCATGAGTTTTTTAAAATAGTTTCAATATTAGAAACTGCATTTTCAATATTTGTTGATACTGCACTTGCGTCTCTTGTTACGCCTTCATTAATATATAAAAAGTAATTTTGTCCTGTAAAGTCTTGACCCATATATCCTAGATATTTTGTAAAATAACGAGCGTCAGCTGTTGAACCTGCTTGACCTAAAACCCCAAAGCTAGATGCCAAAAAATTCGCTGTCGTTGTTATATTTTCAAAATTTTGTATTGTATTTGCTGCAAATTTTGCATTTAAAATAGTTTCATTAACACCCCAGGTTGCTTTAAGAATTGTTGTAAATGTAAAATGTCTATAAGCCTTTAAAGCGCCAGATGATTTAAACTGCGATGTCTTTAAAAAGTATATTGATCTATTCGTAAAATCTGTAAATAAATATGTTAATTGATTATTTGGAATAGCATTTGTTGTTGATAATGTATTTTTTAAAATATCACCTGTATTTTTAACATTATCTACGAATGTTGATGAATAAGTTTCAATATTAATATCATCGTCTTTATATATAAATAAACTTTGAAAATTGTACTGTGGGAAGTCACTCCATACACCTTGAGAACATGAAGCGTCTGTAAATAATATATATTTCTGTGAATTATTAATATCATTTAAAACAGACAATAAACCAGCAGATTTATAAGAAGAATCCAATGAAAAAAGATAATGATTATCACATGTCATGTCTCTATTTACTTCCATTGCTCTATATTCTGATAAGGCGTCTGTACTACCTGATGACATGTCTGTCATACTTTTTACATTATTATAATATCTTTTAAACATCACATTTGATTTGCTTGTTGATAATCGCGTCGTTAATAATTTATTTGAAAATATTGCATTAAATCTTGACCATTCATCAGCTAAATAATTTAAAGATGTTGTGCTTGTTGAAAATATCTTTTTTGTAAAATTAAATCCTAAAAATTTTTGTGAATGTTTATATATAAGTGAATCTTTATCACGAATATCATTTTTTGCAAAAATTAATTCATTTTTTGTTGAACTAGGATTTTCTACCATAATATTTGACAATATTCTTTCATTATTTATAAATAAAAACCCAGGTGATGCACCATCAAAAGCAATAGGACTATTTGTATATAGATAATAATTTTGTTGATTATATAAACCTAGATTTTGAAAAACGAATTCAGATTCTTTTATTTTTGTCATAATTTTCTCTTAATTGAAATATCTTATAACTAATTATAGAAAAATTAATATTATGATTAAAATTAAAAAATGACGTTTGCATAAACGTTGGCATATCCTGGTCCAACAATTTTAATAGGCACAGCTAAATCACTAGCTTGTAATGTCGTAACATTTGTTGTGTATGTTGTTGAATTATTTTGTAATACGAATAATGTATTTGCACCTTCCAAAGTTAATTGAACATTTGCAGCAATTCTTACTCCATTTTCATCAAATACTGAAACATAAACATTACTGTTAATATCAACGCCTGTATAATTTTGAGTATTTTCTTCGAAGCGAACTTGAATTACATTATTTAAAGATTCCGATATTAGATGTAATGAAACATTAAATTCTGCTTGCGCATCTGTAGCTCCATAACCTGTCCCAGCAGTTACATAACTTGATACATTTGTATCGAGAATATCATCATTTGAAACAGAATACGCCCAAACTCTATTTAATTGATCTCTTGTTACCTGTCTAAATGATCCAACTTCTTTATAACTTAAATTCCAACCAGCACTTGAAAAAGTATAAAAACATAATGAATTAGTATGAAGACACATAATTTTAGTAAACCATGTTTCATCAATAGGTAAGAAACTTAACACATCATCATCTAATTGTGAGCTGCTATGAAAAGTTAAGTTTTCCCAACTTGTATTTCCAATTGTATAAGTAACAATTCTATATTTTAAGTTATTTCCTGATCCAAAATCATAAGACCCTTTATATCCTAAACATTGAATAAAGTTTAAATAATATGTACTGTTTAATTTTGTAACAAAACATTGACTATTTCTTCTAACATGTGAAGAATTTAGAGGAATATTTGCACCTGTTGCAGTATTATATACATTAGCGTATGTAAACCAGCTTTTTGTAGGATCACCTGCGTCATATACAATATTACAATCTTTAATTGTAATTGCGTTTGTGCCTGCAGCAAATGGATTTACAGATTTATTCCATTTTACCAAAATCGGTGTGAAATATGTTGTTGTATCAGTTGAAGTATATTTAACACCACCTGAAGCTGTTGTAGTATCAGCAAAAGTTGGAATATAAGAATAATATATATCACTTTCATTAGATAATGGTGAATTTTCAAATTTTGATGGAATATTACAATATGTGAAACATGACCCGGCTTTCGTATCATACCAACCTGTTCTATTAATTCTAACACCTGACCCTGTACCTGACCCTGTATCGAAAACATAAGTAGGATTAACAGGGTCTGTTGATGCACTTTTTATACCTGTTACAATAATATTAAAATCTGATGGGTTTACAGCAGAATTCCATGTTGTTCTCATATGATTAAATGTTGATAAAAAGTATAAATTGCCTGTATTGTCTTTTCCCATATACGATGAGTGATTTGTTCCATATGCTGTTGATGTTACGTATTTATTAAAAGCACCCTGCACATTTAATCCAGCTAATGAAAAGTCTTTTCCTGAAATATACGCTTGATTATTTAAGCTAGAACCCCAGTTTGTAGTCGTTTGTAATGATAACGATACTGAACCGTCGTTTAAGAAATCGTAATTAAACACTTTCAATTGTGAAGTTGATAAAACTGCTGAATTTGCTGATGTTCCGCTATTCGTATACGCTTCAAAAATGCAATATATTTTCTTCAAAGTTTCATTATACGCAACAGGGATATATGAATTAAACACATCAGGACTTGCATTTGTTGATTTTCCAATAGAAGAAGTATTTATATTATTATATAACTCATATCCTTTTGCAAGTATAAAATTAGATGCTTTAAATCCGCCGTTCACATTATAAACATTAGGACTAGAACAATCGATTAATGTGCATTCATTACTATTTAAAAAAAGTTTTGAAATAATAGCATTTTTATAATAAGTTGATTTATCAAGAGAATAAAAATATCCTTCCAGATTTGTAGGTGAAGGTGAATATGAAGCAATACCCGGCAAAAAGCCGGGTATTGGATTTAAATTTTTTGACATACTAAGACGTGTTGTCATTAAAAGGCTTTGTTGTAATGAATGATACAAAGGAAAATGAGAATTATCTGTTGCGATCATTCCTCGCCCTGGAACAAACCAATGCCTAGAAGAATCCGAGTTTATTCTTAAATTATTAATAACTGTAGGTTCAGCTTGCCAATCATTAACTAATGTTAAATAATCATAAGCCTGATTATTTATATATAAATAATCTTGATTAGGACTTTCAATTAATAATTTATTATTTGAAGAATTTAATAAAAAAGCTCTTGTAGCATATGTTGCTGCAGGTTCAACCTGTGTAATAGCAGCTGTTTTAAAATTTTTTAAAATAGTCATTTTTAAATATTTCCATCTATATTGTTTGTTTTATCAATTTGTAAACTAATGTCTATAAATTGAATACCCGCTAAAATATAATTAAATGCTTCATCAGCTGTTTGCCAATGATTATTTGTAATAGGATTATAATATTGAATTAAATGATCATATTCGCTATTATTTATTTTAACCCTAATTAAATGTGAATTTAAATTTTCATCAAATTCATAAGTTATATTATAATAAAATTCATTTTTATCTTTATCAATTAAAAATAAAACGTCTCTTCTTTCAATAATCATTCTTTATAAAACCTTTTTTAATTTATTTTATAAATATCAATATATTTTTAAATACCTGTCGAAAAATATTTAAAAGAAACAACTAAATCACTGCCTTTAATTGTTGATCCTACAACTTGTACTTCGATACCTATTGAATCTAATTCATCAAACGTAAATTCTTCATCATTTCCCGTCTGTGCAGTTGTTTGATTTTGCAAAACTGTTAGCGTTTTAATTGTCGTATTTGTAATTGTCCCATTGTCGTTTCTCTTTTTTTTAATATTTAATACAATATTATCACCTGTTGGTGCTGTTGAAACTTGCGCTGAAATTTTATTTATTTTCGTAGGATATAGAATTTTCCAATATAATAAATCAGTCGTCTTAACAACCAATTCACCTACAGTATAAAAATGTTTATCTTGATATGAAGGATTCGCTGTGAATCTTTCTTCTGTAATAATTGGAGCAACCCTAGCATAAGTTGCATAAGGTCTAAGACCGTTTTGTGCCTCATCTATATCAGCAGTTGTTAATGTAATAGTAGTCCCAAATTTTCCATTAACTTTGGTTTCATTGAAAGCCATTTTAGTTTATCTCCCATTCACTTGTACCATCTGATACAAGAGTTATTGCTTGTCCTTTGTGTTCTAATATCCATTCTGTTAATGTATCAATTTTATCAGACCCATTAGGATTAATTTTAATATTAAACCCACTAAGATTTTCTTTAAACTTAAGTCTAATAATTGAACCTGCAATTGCATTAGTACTAATCGCTGGTAAATTTAAAGTTATTTGTCCTCTGTTATCTGTAGTAATTGAATAATATTTACCAGTAACAATATTAAAAGTAGGAGGTGTATTAGTAGATGCAGAACCGACTAATGATTCATAAGAATAAGTTGCAGAAGTTGATTGAATTATTGCTTGTTTTATTGTTGTATTTCCTGTAATTGCATTCAATAATGCTTCAGGTGTAACAGCATCATCACCAGTCCCTGTATCAACTTCATCCTGTGTAGCAAGTCGAATAAGACCTAAAGTTGTTTCTGATGATGTAATTGTACCTGTTTTTAATTTGCCAGAAGCATCAGTAATTACAAAATTATTATTCGTTAAATCTGAACCAATTTCAGGAACATTACCTACTTGTGATCCTAAATCTACATATGCAGCAGTTCCTAAATCACTTGAATTTGCTTTTCCAGATATTTGATCATTTATTTTTTGCGTTAAAGTTGCGCTACTTCCAACATTTGTATTGAATAAGCTACTAAAATTATTAGTTAAAACATATTCAGATAAAGAATTTGTTAATTTTGTTTGTAAAGTATTAGGTGTAATAGGTTTATTTGTTATAATACCTTCATTAACTTGTTCCTGTGTAGCAAAGTTTATTTTTGCAATGATTCTGTCATTTGCATCTGCGACAGAATCATATTCAAAAGAAATTGCAGGATCATGTGTCGCAGGTTCAATAGGATCATGTACAAAAAATGGCGCAATAATTTGATCCTGAATTATTTCTCTATTTGAATTTACATCAAATCCCACACCACCATTGCCAAAGAATCCTTCAACAATCCAATACGGATCAGTAGGATTGCCATTTGACATAAATTTAATAACTTGTCCCATATTATCAATATTTATTTGAACAAATCCTGTTGATTGATCTTGTGATATAGTTACACCATCTTGTAATAAAAAGCGTTCATCATTTGGTATTTTTGTCCAAATCAATAATTTTCCTGCTGCGTTTTCTTTCTTAACAACAATTGAATGACCAATTGAATCAGCAGTAATTTCTGGAAGGATGATTAAGTTTTTCTCATTCACATTAGTAGAACATGTAACAAAATAATATCGATTTAATTTAGCATTAATTGGATTCCATGGTGAAGAAGTATTATTTAATTCGCTATTAACAATACCATTTATTGTATCTTCTGACTGTATTTGTAAATAATCATAATATTGAAATGTTGCATCTGCTGATTTATATTCGTCACTGTCTCTATCATATTTTAAATAAACTTTATCACTATTTATATCAAAATCTGTAATAAAACCTAAATTCCATCTTGCATAATTTACTTCATCTTCATGACGTAATATCCTGTTTCCTACTGTTGCACCTAATGTAGCCCTTGTTAAGTTAGTCATATCACGACGTGCATATGCAGCAAATAAATTTTGAGGGTTAACTGCATATCCTACATTTGTTGGCGTAGGATGAATATCTGTAACAGTAGTAGAAGAACCTGCTCTATTTAGAATATTATAAGTATATGAGCCTGAATTATTACCAAATTTTGTTTCATTCGCTTTTGCTATATATACTTTACCTGCGCCATCATATCTTAATGCTACATCTGTATCATGATAGGTATAATTTTTAGCTAATCTAATTTTATTTTGTATTGCAACAGGTTCATATCCACCAGATCCATCAAACTCCTGTGCTGTATGAATAGGTTCATTGCTTTGAAGATCAGGATGAATTTTATCATTTGATACATTAAGTTGATTTGTAATTTGATTATTCCAAAATAAAGAATATTCGTCTGCACTCCAATAATCATTTGCCCCTGCTAAAGACTTGTCAATACCATTTTCAATATGTTCTGTTTTTGTAGTATCTAATGGTAGAATACCTCTTAAACGAAATAAAGAATCTGTATTATATACAATATCATACCAATCTTGTGTATTAATAAAATTATATGTATTTTTTACGTTATCTAACTCATAAATGCCTTCAAATGGTGTATTATTAATTGATTGTAAAGCTTGATTAGGATTATTATCTGCGTAAAATTTAAAACTAGGTTTAACATTAATAAATTTTGCATGCCAATCTTCTGTTTTTCCTGGATCATAATCTAAATCATTGATTTCATGTGGGCCATAAGATAAAATCATTCCATCTTGTGTAGTTGCTTTTAATTTATCACCCGTTTCATTATCAATTAAAATATTACCAGATACATCTCTTTGCCAACCTGTTGTATTAACATCAGTAATATCATCTAATTTTATATTATTTAAAGCGCTAAAAATAGTTGTGATTTCTGTATCAACATAATTTTTGTTTGCAATATTGCTATTATATACAGGGTCTTTAATAGATGTCCAAATATTATCATTGAATTTAAATGTAGGTAAATAAACATATTCAGGTGGATTTGCAAGTATATTTGAATTAATTGTATCTAAAAGTAGTGTATTTGTTTGAAGTTCAGTTTCAAAAATATAATCATTTGAAACGTCTATATTTCTTTTTATTTCAATATAATCTCCACGAAGTTCAAATAAATTAGGTAAATTATCGCTTGTTAAACCTTGAGATTTTAATGAGATATTTGTATCGAAATATATATCAGGATCAGAAGTTTTAATATCATAATTACCAATATTTACATTTTCATATGCTTTAAATCCTGCTGTTAAATTTTGATTTTCTACAAATATATTTGTTTCATTTTTAAACGCAATTTGATCGCCATTTGTTAAATCATGAATATTTACACCTGAAATATCAAGACCTATTACATTTTTATCGTCATAGTGTTTAAATTCTATACCTTTAGGATTATGCGGATAATTTTCATAACCTTCCTCTTCAAAAAAAGGTAGATTTACTCCATCTTGTTGTTGCGATGATGTTAATGCTATTGAAATTGCATCTCTAGCCCTCTCATCATCGTAAAAAAACAAATTATAACCAAGTGGTTTATAGAAAAATTCTGTTGTTATACCTTTACCATTATTTATTGAATTTTCAAAACCTACATTACGTGCAATTGGTTTGTCGCCATCTAAAATCATATTTCCATTTTGATCTAAACGAAAAGATAATTCATAAATATTATGATCGACGTAACAATTACCATTACCAGCGATATGTATATCAGCTGAAACTGTATTTTCTTTTTTATAAAAATGCACTGTTTGTAAATCAAGTGTTGAATCAGTACCTATAGCATATAATAACGCGCCATTATATGTATCAGAAGCATTTATTATTATTGAATTTTTTATTTTTAATTTTACATTATCATTTACTTCACATACGCCATATATCTTTGAGTTGTTAATCTCACAATATGTTTTTAAATCTGTGGATATATTAAAATTATTTTGACTTTGCCATAAACTAATAACATCAACGCCTGCTGTTTCATTTAAATAAGAAATTTCAGATTCTTCAATAAATATTTGACCTTTTTTTAAATAGATTGCATTATTATTAAAATTATTTTTAACTTTTGAATTTCTTATTTCAATTTTAACATTTGGATTACCAGAATCATCATTAATAATTAATCTAGAATCTAAAGTATTTGTAATTAAACAATTGATTATTCGAATAGTATATGGTATTTTTGAATTTTGTGAATCTAATATTTTTATTTGTTCAATTTGCACATTTTCAAATGTAATAATGCCATTCGAATAAATAACATTTGAAATATCTACTTCTATTTTTTTAAATTTTACATAATCGTCAGCGTTTTTATACAATGATTGTTGATATATATTTGTAATATTAAGTTGTAAGATACTCGTTTCGTTATTATATAATCCTGTTGCGTCAGGTTTGATTAAAAGTGTTTTAGGTATAGACTTCTGAGGATTTTGTACAAGATTATTCTGATTGATTTGTGTATATACGTCAGTGATATTATTAATTTCACCTCTGACAGTATCTGAGCCTATAAAATAATCCCATGGTTTTTTAGAAGAAGTTGTTGATAAATTACTAATTAAGGTATTAACTTCTGTTTGGGTGTATGTTTCATTTTTACGATATGTGTCATTTGACAAAGTGTCGATAAGCGTTTGCAAAGTATTAAAAGCATCAGGATCATTATTTATTGCAGCAGCTATTTCATTTAATGTATCTAAAATATCAGGTGCACCGTCAATTAAATTAGCGATTGCTGTATTGACAGTGCTGTTTACAAATACTTTTGTTGCAAAATCATCTTTATTAAAACCTAATGATAATGTTAAAAACCCTTCAAGTCTGTTTGCGTCAATCCAATCTTGAGGTTGTTCATATGAGTAATAATTAGGAATATTTGCTGGGTCAATTCCTGGGTTATCAATTGAAAATTGTCTAGCATTTTTATAAACAGTAATATCAGGAACAAAGAATAATAAATTTTTATTATCTAAATCTAAAAAAACTTCACCCTGCTTCAAAGGATATGTAATATCTGGATCATTTGTTTGATGAAAAGTTTCAGGATCTATTCCGTTAAAATTGTCTATTGTATAAGGATCATTCCAATAGGGATCTTGTATTTTTTTAAAGAGAAATGTACATAATAATTTAAAAGTATTTAAATCATCAGATGTATATTGTAAATCATTATCAATATTTTCTAATATAGAATTTAATTCATTTCCGCCATTGTCTACTGAACCTAATTTATTATTGCGATTATATCGAATATAAAGATTATTATTTCCAAAATTTACTGCATTTAATCCAGGGTTAATATTAGGAGAATCAACAACATTTAATCCTCCTTCTTTTATTTCTACAAAGTCTGAATAGATATTTCCGATATAGATATGTCTCCATTTTCTATCAATTTTTCCTAAATCGTTTCCCTTATTAAAACTAGGGTTAAATGAAGCGACCATTGTATTTCCTTTAATTTTCTAATTAATAAATAAATATTTCAAAATATATAAAAATCTGTAAATCTAATAAAAAAGAAAATTATAATATTCTATCCCATCTGGGTTGATTTGCTAAATTTTGATATCGATAAACATGCGCTGTATCACTGCCATTTATTTGTAAAGTATTAATATTTGTAATATTTGAACCAGATCCATATATATATTGTTTTACAGTAATAGAACCATTTAATGTATCAGGCTTTAACACTAATATTGTTCCTATAGCAGTATTATGTGCAGAGTTGTCTGTTAAAATAAGTGAAGAACCACTTTTTACCTTACAAAAAACATATGAATTAGGTGTAGGTGTAATAAAACTGCTAATATTAAAATCTGTAACAATTGTTGATATTTGTTTAGTAATTGTCATAGAATTAACAACCTGTGTTTTTAAACTATTAATATTAACATCAAATTTAATAGCATCTTGACCTGCAGCTGCTAAAGTAGGATTCGGATTAGGTGAAACAACTGTCGGAGTAATAATAGAATCTATACCTGTGAATAATTTAAAAAAGTTAGCTGAATCTAATTTAATATCAATTTTTTGTGTTTGTGCGTTAAAAGATTTTTTTAAAAGTACACCATCAACATTTATTGCATTATAAATATCTTGTATTGTAATGTTAGTTGATTGTAATAAACTAGTATCAAATGATAATTGTGTTTTCTTTGTTATCTGATCTTGCTGCACTTTTATATATTGATCTGTTGAGATTATTGAAGAGAAGACACGATCTCTTGAAAAATACATTAAATCAGTTGCAACATTTAAGCCAGATTGTTCAGGAATATTTTTTGTTTCAAGTACAACATTACCAACAGGATTCCCTAAAGATGGTAAATTAGGTCTAACAAAAGTTGCATTTGAAGAAGGTAAATCCTGATTGATTGATTTAATATAATCGAAATTTGTAGGTTGCGTTAATTGAAGCCATATGTTAGGTTTCCAAATATATGTTAATTGCGAATCATCAGTCACTTTCCAAATATCACCTTCAACTAATAAACTATTATTAAATTGTAATCTTTGTTGATTTGTTCCAGAATATACTTTTGATACTTGCACAGGTGGATTTACTATATTGTCTGGTAATAACGATAAAGGTATTTTCATGTTTTCATCTAATTTAGGAATGATTCTAACAATATCAGTTAATTGTTGTTGTGAGCCATCATTTAGTTGTGATGTTCTAAGTAATTGTTCACTATCAGCTAATGCTGTAGAATGTTTTAAATAAAAAGATGTATTAAATCTATTTTCAGTCCACCATAAGTGAGGTAATCCAGGATCATCTGTCACTTCATCAATATCTTTTGTATATAATGTTAATTTTTTTGTATTAGAATTATATTGTTGCTGATTATTAATATCAATTAAATTTATACCTTCAATAACACCAGTCAATTGATTATTTGTCGTAAAATTTGATAATTCATTTTTAATATTTTTTATTTCTTCTGCAACATTTATTAAATTAGATCTGTTTAACCATTCAGGAATAAATAAATAACCGTCTGTTTGTCTAATATTACCTATAGCTGAAATTGCATTTAAACTTAATTCACCATCTTCATTTGGAAGTTCATTAGTATTTATATTAATTTTTTCATCAGCATCAATTGCACCTACCCATAATTTATCCCAACGAATAGCTGTAGATAAATCATTTAAATCTGTAGGCGGTTTACCTAAAATATGTTGTTTATTAAAATCAGGTCGAAAATTACTCATAAAATATCCTTACTTTTTATTTAATTAATACTATAAATTTAATTATCAACAAAATAATTAAAAAGAAGTAATCATATTTAGAATTTCATTTGATACTTCTTCTTTAACTTTTTCTATTAAAACTACTTTTTCTTTTAATTGAAAAATAGAAGTATTTTGTAAATTTGAATTACTTTTAATAAACTGAATATAATTTGTATCAGTAAAGAATAAAGGTTTTAAAAAATTAAAAGTTAGAGAAACATTTAGAATATTATCAGCTGCAAAACTTTTTCTAATTTGTCCAATCATTACTGATCCTGGATTACTAGTACCACGAAAGTTAAAAGATTTATAAAGATCATTTGGAATTAATGAATTTGAGTTAAAATATTGTTCTGAATGGTTTGGTACAAATGAAAAACCTAACGAATTATAAACTTGTTCTATATTTGAAATAGGGTTATAACCTACTAATGAGAGTGTTGTTTTATTTTCTTCATTTTTTGTAATTAAAATTGTATTATCATTTGAATAAATTGAATCTTTTAATCTTTGCCTTGAAAAATAAATATTTTTAGCAGAAGTAAAGTCAATATTTTCATACTCGTCGATATATTGCGTTGTAAAATTTGTAATATTTTTTGAATTATCAATTTGCAAAGAATTTAAATTATTAATATTCGTTACAATATCATTTTGATTAATGATATTGCCTATTACTTCAATCCATTCTGTACCATTATATATGTATAATAAATCATTATCTGTTGGATTTGCATTATCTAATATTTTCCAAAATAAACCTTCAAATGGCGTTTCGTATGTATCTCTTTCAGCTAAAGTACCAACAATTAATGATTTATTATTTGACATATTATTAGAATTTACAATATCAGAAGGTAATAATGATTGATCAATTTTCATTGTTTGTTGATTAATTCCAGGAATAATACATGTTGAATCAATAATACCAAAATTTAAATTATTGTATCTTAATAAATTATTACTATCGTTTAAGTCTGTCGACTTCTTTTTTGAGAAAGAAATATCAAATCTATCCTGTGTCCACCATAAGTGAGGTAATCCAGGATCATTTGTTACTTCATTAATATCATCTGTATATAATGTTAAAATTTTATTATTTTGATTATATCTACCAGAATTGTTTACACTTATTTCATTAATTTGTCTGACATGATTTGAATCATTGTTTTGATTCATAGATATTACAGAATTTGATAAATTTTTTAATTCTTCAGCAATATTTAATATTAAAAATTTATTTATAAAATCCCTAATAAAAAAATCCCCTTGTAATAATGAAATATGTCCTCTTACATGTAATGCGTCATATATTTGATTTGTTAAATCTAAATTATCTTGTGAAAAGTCATGAATATTAACTGAAATGCCTGTGTCTGTATCAATTGAGCCTACCCATAATTCATTCCATCTAATTATTTCAAATCCATCATTTTTTCCTAATGAATGAATTTTATTACCATTTGGTATTACATTACTCATTTATTTATTATCCTTTTTTTAATATACATCACCTTCAAATACACCTTTAAATATAATATCAAATGTATTATAATCTATATCCCAATGTCTATCTGAATATAGGTATGCGCCATTTTTAAATACGATATCGTTTTTAGAATTATTAAAAAAATCATGTGATTCATTAAAATTTATATCAATATTATAAGGCATTAATTGTTCAGAAGGAATAGTATTTAATTCTAAAAAAAAAGGACCTGTATTAATTGAATGATTAATGAATTCGGGATAAATAACATCATTATTTTTTTGTTTAAATAAACCATAATGAAAACTATTATTTATTTTTCTTAAAAGAATATCTAAATCTGTTACTTCATCGCAACAATCTATTGATGCAGTATCACCTAATGATGAATATTTTGGTTGTAACCTAATTAATGGATAATTTTTAGCATATCTATTTAAATCAATGATTGGCATAATTAATTTCTTTCATTTTAAATTAATTATTTATGTTAAATAAAAACTATAATAAGTTTGCAGCCAAACTTGCTAAATCTGATCTATATCCTCTATCTAAATGTATATGACCATGTAAAGACGTTTCTTTCATTTTTTCTATTACGATAGTTAAACCATTACTGAATTTATCAACATATGGCAAATCTACTTGATCTGTATCTCCTAATAATACTATTTTACTATTTTGTCCTGTTCTTGTAATGATTGTTTTTAATTCATGAATTGTTGCATTTTGTGATTCATCTACGATAATAATTGCGTCATTAAATGAGCGACCACGAATATAACTCAATGGGGCAACATCAATTACACCATTATCCATTAATGTTTCGAAATATGTCAATGAACCAAACTTATTTCTAAAATTATCAACAATTGGAGATAACCATGGTGCCATTTTTTCATTAATATCACCAGGCAAGAAGCCAATATCTTTACCTACTGGTTGAATAGGACGAGTAAAAATAATTCTTTTATATTTTTTCTTTTCAATTAAATGCAATGCAGCCATTAATGTAATATAAGTTTTACCTGAACCTGGCATACCTGTCATTGTAACGAGTGGAATATCAGGATTTGATAACATCCATAATGCGTGTAGTTGTTCTTTATTTTTACCTTCAACACTTGTTAAGTTTGTTAATATTTCTTTTGATGGTAATAAATGTAAAGAATGATTTTTATAAAAAGTTAGTGCAGACCCACCCCCGAAGCCTTTGGCGACAACTAGTTGATTATCATGTAGTTTCACATTAAAATCAATTTCAGATAAATCTGAGATGATCTGGTGTTTATATAATTCATTTATATTTTCTTCTGATATATTAACCTCCGCAAAACCTTTATAAAGTAAATCAGATTCTTTTGTAATAAATTCATAATCTGCATAATAATCATTTGCTCTAAACCCTAGTGCATCACATTTTACACGTAAATTTATATCTTTTGTAATTAAAATTACTTCAAAATCATCTCCAAATTCTTTATCTATATTAGCCAATGCATGAACTATTAAATTATCATTTGAATTAGGTAAAACTATATCCTTTATTTCATTATCTATTTGTGTTAACCATACTTTAACAAAAATATCTTTTTCTTCTACATAAACGCCTTCATTTAATCCATCATTTTCTCTTAATGAATCTAAAAATCTATTGTGTTGTCTGGCCGCTTCTCCTAATAATCCTGATTTATCTTTAAATTTATCTAATTCTTCTAATACTACAAATGGAATAAAAAGATTATTACCTTTTAATTTAAACATTGAATCTTTATCGTATAATAATACACTTGTATCTAAAACAAAAATTTTACGTTCATTTTCTTCTTCTTCATATTCTTCATCTTCTTCATCAGCAAGTTGTTCTTCTTCATCAGGAAGACCTACTAAACTTTTAATTACTGAAGGTGCTACTGGAATTATCATATAATTTTGATTTTCATCTTCAGTTATTGGCGTTCCGAAATTTGTGAACTTTTTATTCATTTTCTTATTAGACATTTGTAAAAATTACCTTTTCTATATACCATATCATAATATATCTAAATTTTAAATATAAAATTTGGAAAGGTAAATGGTAAAATTAAAATGTCAAAAGAAAAAATTGCTGAAAAAACTTGTTTTTATTATCACAAAGAACAAAACAAATCTTGTCAAAAAGAATCATGTAGATACTATCAATCAAATTTGATTGATTCACAAAATTGTATTATTAATAAATCTAATGAAAAACAACACACGCTTGAGGAAATTGGAGATATATTTGATATTTCCAGAATGAGAATTTGTCAATTAGAAAAACAAATAATAAGTAAAGTTAAAAATATTATTGTAAATACAGTATATTAATTATTCATCAACTGCAGCTTTATATTCAGTTGTTACATTATTTGTAAATTTAATACATTCAGTTAATTTTGTTTTTAATAAACGTAAATTCTTACGTGATCTTGTTCCTGCAGCTAAATTACCTGCACTACATTTTAAAAAATCTGTCTTTAATGCCTCTAATACAACTGTTAATTCATGATGTAATTCTTCAGCTTTTGTTACTAATTCTTGCTTAACTTGCTTTGCCATAAAAATATCCTTTATATTGTTATCTTTTTTTTATTTTCTAAGATATTATTTTCTTCATTTTTTTGAACTTGTAAACTATTTATTTTAGTTTTTGTAATATTTAATATATTTTTAGAAAATTCAGGATCTTCTGAATTTAATGCTAACCCTTGAATAATCCTAGCAATACATTGTTCTGTTACACCAACCTGTAAAATATCTTGTACTATTTGTCTTGATCGTTCCAATGAACTTAATGTTTCTTGTATTTTATTATTATTTAACATTTAACTCGCCTTGAAATATTTGTTGTTTTATTGAATATTTTCCTTCATTAAAAACTAAAAACTTACATACTATATCTTTATCAACTGTTTTTCTAGATATTATAATTCTATCATCAATTTTGTTTTCAAAAAGATATAAAGCCATTTCATAATCTGCAATGTCAATTATTTTATTTTTTGACATTAAATCAATTAAATCAGCTGGTAATGAATATTTTAAATCATCTAATGTCGTAACTAAATCAGTATAATCATCACTATTTTTCAATAATTCAGATTTACATATGTCATATACTTTATGTACTAGCTCACAATTATTACATTTAACATATTTTTCAACTATATTTGTAAATTCATCGTTTTCATTACCTTTAAATAACGAAAACACTGGAAATTTATGAAAAAACGGAGCGGTTTGCTTTTTATATTGTGGTAGTATACATTGACATTCTATTAAATGTTTTAAATATTTCATAAAAATTCTTTCTTTGTATTACTTGTTTTGTTGATTTAATATATCATTTTTAATAGTTCTTAGTACTGTATCAAATAATAATTCACGTGAATTTAATAACTCATATGTAACAATTTGATATAATTCTTTAATAAGCTTTTCATCTGAAATATTATATTTTTTAACAAATTCTGTCTGAATTCTAAATAGAAGTTTTTCTTTTACAACATCTAATACTTCATAAATTGTTTTACCTAAAACGACGGAATTAGGTTTAAATAATTGTTCAGCTTCTTTTTCAACCAAATTTTCTAATTGATTTAACATTGTTTCTCCATCTTCCTTAATCACATCTTTTAAAGTTATTGCAACTTTTTTTACAGCTTTTTTTATATTAGTCATTATAAACTCCTTTAAATTTTTCATTTTATTTTTATAATTGTTGAGATTTTAGATATTTTTAAATAAAATTCATTAGAATATTTTTTTACCAACTCATTTAATTGTTTAGGCATAATATATCCATTTTTTTCAATAATACCATGTTTAGATACAGAATTATAAACAAATAAAATAGTTTTTAAATCTGATAATAAACTTTTTTTGATTTTTGGTATTAAAACATCAACTTTTTTACTTTTTAATCGCTTTTTTCGAAACAATAAATAATCTTTATGTTCAGGTTTTTCTAATAATAAATCATTTATTTCACTTATTAATAAATCATTTTTATTTTCAAATTCAATCCAATCAATACCTAATGTTATATTTTCTAATTTTTTTAGTTTATTTTTAACCTGAATTATTACTGGATCTCCATCTTCTATTTTCACTGGATTTATATATAAAGATTTACATAAATCATCAAATTTTAAAGGATCCTCATTTGTAAATGGACATTCATATATTAAAACAGGGCATTTAGTATATACTATATTTCGTTTAATATTCTGAACACATTCAGCGTTTGTTCCTCTACATAATACAACAATAATTTTATTTTTATTTTCTTGACTTTCAATATACGCATATTGTAAATCTGTATCTCTTTCAAGAAATCCATCAATGGCAACAAATATTATATCTCTTTTACTTTTTTCAAAATTATTAAATAAAATATTTGACAAAGATTCATGACAATATATTTTTTCAAATTTAGTAAAATTTTGTTTTTTTATAATAACTTTATTATTTGATGTATCTTCAAGATTAACCAAAGAATCAGGCCCTGATATATTTGTTATTTCTTTAAATAGAGAAATTGATTCATCTGATACAAATATACTTAATATTTTTTCTAAATCTTTCATATTTGCACGTCTAAAATCTTTTTCAATATCATTACTATCACAATTAATATATTTTTTATATAAAGATTCTAATAAATATTTTGAACTATTTGGAAAAACCTTTTCACTTTCAATTAACCAATCAATAAAAAAACTTCTATATGGACTATCATTTAAAATACCTGACATTACAAATTTATAAAAAAAATTATTATTACTAGAATATATATTTGAAATGTTATCAATCAATTTATATTTTCCTTTATCAAAATTTTTTATAAAAGTATTTATTTTAGATAGGTCTTTTGTTAATTGCATATTCATTTAATAATTTCACTTTTTAGTTTAATAAAATAAAATATATTTAATTTATTAAAAAAATAAACATATATATATATTAAAAAAATAAAAAGGTTCAAAATGAAAATTTCAGAAAACAGATTACGTACAATTATTCGAGGTCTTGTAAAAGAAAGTATTTTAGGTTCAAAAAATAGAAAATTAAATGAAATGTATGAAGATTATGAACAAGGCGAATTTGAAGAAATGTCAGAAGATGATTATATGCCTTCAGATGATTATATGTCAGAAGATGATTATATGCCAGAAGATGATTATATGTCAGATGATTATATAACAGATGATTATATGCCAGAAGAAGAATATGTCGAAGATGAATTAAATGATTCTTTTGAAGATATGCCTGGTGAATATATTACAGACCCTAATTTCACATATTAATTTAAATAAGATTCATGAAAATCTAAAGGAAATAATTCTTTATTTTTATTATAAACCCTTTCCCAATCTGAATCTAATATGTATGTTACTGCATAATCATTTTCATTTCTTACTGATCTACCTATTGATTGTATAATCGTTCGAATTGTTTGCGTATCATACCACCATTTCCATTTGTTCATCTTCTTTCTAACAACTTTATCACCTAAATATGGAAAAGGTATCTTACAAATAATTTGAAAACGACTTAAATTATCTTTTAAATCAACACCTTCAGCCATTGATGGTGATAATAATATTGTAGGTTTATTTGATGTAGTATGTTCTTTAAGTGTTTCATCTCTATTACTCCCATGTGCTAATAACAATCTTCCACTTTTAATATTATTCTTAATATATTCTGCTATTTTAACTGAATGTGTATGAATAATACCTTTTTCATTTTTGTGTTCTGCCATAATATTTTTAATTGCATTTACTAAATTTGGTAATGTTTTATCAATATTATTTGATGACATACTTCCTATTTTAGAAAATATAACTGGTTTATTCTTAGGATCAAATGGGGATTTTTCTTTAACACAAATTACATCATCACTATTTAAACCTAACGTTTCAATAAAACCCTCATGCGAAACAATTGTTGCAGACATAAAAATAATTTTTTCTGCATAATTTAATAAATACTCTTGCGCATATTGTGAAATATCAACAGGTTTAAAATTAAATTTGATATATCCTCTTTTTTCAGTTTCTTCTGTTTCACAAATCCAATTTTCTTTATCATATGAAGATAAAAATTTTTCAATTTTTGAATAATGTCCTTTAATCATTTCAACTTGCTTTAATAAAGTCAAATGATCTTGTAACTTTCCACCTAAACCAATTTTATCTATTTGCTTTTCCATAAATTCTTTTCTAGACTTTAATGTAGGAAAATAAGTATTTTCAATCCAATTGAAAATTCTCAATTGTGTATTTAAATCTTCAATATTAGGTAATGTTAATTTTAAAATACGTTCAGCAAAAAATGTTGATACTGATATTTCAATAAATCTAGTTAATTCATTTTCTAAATTATGAGCTTCATCAATAATAATTACTTTCTTTTTCGGCAATTTTCTAGAATAATTAATTTCTGTTAGAAAATAACTAAAATTTGTAATACCTAATTGCCCATCAATAAATGCTTTTTTCTTGTCTTTATATACACAATCAAACTTACATTTATCATATTGCGTATCACCAGCTTTAATCTCAGCTTGTGTATCAGAACAGTTATTACCTTTTTTTCTTTGACATTTATAATTAGTAGAAGAATATAATGAAATTAAACCTTTATTACTAAAATCTTTTTCATACTGATCCTGAAGTATTTTTTGTGTTGTTAAGAAATATGATCCATTTAAAAACAAATCACCATCTTGTACTGGCAAATAACCATTTAAATACCTAGCTAATGTTACACCAATTGCACTTTTACCAATACCTGTACCTGCCTCAATAATAGCATATTTTTTACCATTTTCAAACCCATTTAAAACCTGATTAATAATTCTACTTTGCGATTCACGTGGGTTTGAAAATGGGAAATATGTTTGCCAATTATTATTAATTTCCATTTTTATTTCTTTCTATAAAAAAAGAGAACGTTTATTTAATTTAATTATAAAAAAATAAATAAGCTTTTACAAACTTATTTTACCATGAAACACTTTTTGATTTATTAAGTGTATAAATATTTTTTTCTTTTTGTTCTTTACCTAAATTAGAATCAATTGTTGTTTTTACTTTTAAATAAAACTTTTTAATTTCATTTTCAACATCAGAATCAGCATCTGGTCCACTAGCTGTTATCTTATATTTCATCAAATTACTAGGGAATAAATTACTAAATTTTTCATCTATTTTACAAATAGCAAAAGTTTTACCTGTATATGTATCTTGATCAGGACCATCAACATGCATATATTGATAATAAAATTCATCATCAGGTGATTGTATTCTCTGATCTTTTAATTTTACATTAACATTTCCACCTGCAATACCAGGTGTTTGCATATTTTTAGAAAAACCACTTTTACCTGATGCTATTCCATCATTTCTTGGCGTCAATTTTGATTCAATCAATATCATATTTATATAATTTTGTAAAAGTTTAATATCCATAAAATTTTCTTCTTTTATATAAATATATTTAAAAATTTTTATTGTGGCTTATTATATTGATCTTTTAATTTTAACAATTCTTTTTCAAAATCAATCTCTTTTTCTTCACCAATATCTACATCGTCAGATAAATTAAATTGGTTATTAGACATTAATTGATTTACAAAATCTTTTTCTTCATCAGGTGACATTGATGACATATAATCATTAAAACTATTCATTTTTTGTTCTGTGAAATATTTTGCATATAAATCCATCCATTCATCTTGCTGTAATGCATAAGCTAAATAACTAGTTAAAAACATAGCTTGAGACAACTCAGGAGTAATATCCTCAATATTATCAGACACTTTTGGGAAAAAAACACCTACTTCACATGTTTTACCATTAATAATAACACCTGAATCATAATCATTAACTAAAATCTTATCGTTTTCTTTTTCATTTGAAGACATAACTTATCCTTTTTATTTTATAAAGTATATTTAATATTAAAAAATAAAACTAAACTATACAAAAAGGTATTAAATTATGTCTATTCTTTTATTAGAAAAATCAGAATATTTATTAGATACTCCACTACTAATGTTAAATGAAAGTGGAAAAGCTCCTAAATTATCTGAAGGTTTACAATATCATATTAACAATAAACTACCACTATATGATAATATTTATAGAGTTCATTCAACTGCATATTATGATTTATATACTGAGGCTCGCCAATTATATAAATTAGGTAATTTAATATTAGGTCAATTAGATGAAAGTATGTTAATTGAAACAGATATTGGAGAATATGGTTATTATGAAGGACAAAAAGTACCGTTAGATTCACCTATAGAAGAAAATGATGATGAATTTACAAATATAAATGAAGCTGAATATCATGGTAAAAGTGTTAAATTAAACTCACCTCAACGAGGTGGTAATAAAAAATTTTATGTTTATACAAAAAATGATAAAGGTAATATAGTTAAAGTATCTTTTGGGCAACCAGGTGTTAAAATAGCTAAAAGTGCTGCGGCTCGTAAATCCTTTTTAGCCAGACATAAATGTGATAGTCCCGGACCTAAATGGAAAGCAAATTATTGGGCATGTAATATTGGACGTTATAAAAAACAATTAGGTCTAAAATTCCCTGGGAGATGGTAAAATGCCAGTTTATAAAAAAAAACAAGCATGTAAACAAGCTGACGGTGATAATGGCACATATACACTTTATCATAAAACTAAAAATGGAAAAGAAGAAAAGGTCGGTTGCGCCACTTCTAAAGAAAATGCAAAAAATTATGTAAAAGGCTCTTATGCCGATTGGGGTTGGAAAGATATTGATAGCAAAAAGAAAAAGAAAAATGAAAGTTTATCATTAGAAGAAATGATTTATCATCGTTTATTAGAATATTTTGAATCAGGATTATATTTAATTGATTAATCATCATCTAAAACAAGATCAGGATTTTCAGTCACACTAAATACTATATTTCCTCTCCACACATCAAACATAGAATCAATAACTTTTTTCATGTAAGGCACCAATATTTTTGCTTTATTTATAAATTCATCTGGGGTATCATTAATAAAAAATTTACTAGCAATTTCTAAATCATTACGTTCATCAGAAACGCCTAAATATTTTACAACACGTAAAAAACTAACCAATAACTCATTCGGTAAATCAGATGTTGTTATTTTAAAATCTAATTGATTTCTTTTGTTTTCTGCTGTAAATGTTAAATAAGGATATAATAAATGTCTATTAACATTAGGAAACAATTTTTCACATAAAACTGAATACTCTATATATGCATCACGATATTCATGAAAATCACTGCTTAACATACTTTCTTGATGAAATAATGCATGTGTCAATATCCAAGGTGTTTTTAAAAACCATTGCACTTTACCTTTACCACTTTTTTGATTTTTAATAGTATCACCTAATAATACAAACAAACAATCATTTTCATCATGATTTTCAATCCAAGTATTAATTTGTGAATCCAATAATTTAAATATACCTGAAAAATCACTATTACTTTCGATAAAATAATAATATTGTTCTGGACTTATAATCAATAAACGATCTGATCTTGGATCATTTTTACCAAACTCTAAATATAAATCACGAAAAAAATTAACAGCTGCATTATCAACAGGTTGCACAATTACATCTACATTTATATCTAAATTTAAAAAAGTAGACTCCAACTTTTTACCATATTCATATTTTTTATTATGTGTTAAATTCATCAAATCCTCTGTCGATCTTTTATTAAAATTAATAGAAGATTTAGACGATATAGGATCAATACCATAATCATCCAATATATCATTTGTTATCAAAGGATTTGCCTTATAATTCTTTAAAGGCATCTCATTCAATATTTTCTTTATTATTTTCTTTATTTTTTCTTCATTCAACATAAATAACCTATATTAACACATCATTATACTATTTATGTTACCATATCAAAATTTATCAGAATTAGAAAATAATAATTCATTCAAAATATTCTCCAGAATCATCTATTTTAATCAACAAGATGAAGAATTAAAATGGCATAGGGATAACAACAACAGATCAATCCTGGTTAAATCTGGATTAAACTGGCAACTACAATTCGAAAATCAACTACCTATCTATTTAGAAATAAACAAACGCTATAAAATAAATAAAGATGAATGGCATAGAGTTATAAAAGGAAAAGAAGATCTATTAATTGAAATTACAGAATTTTTTTAAATCTCCTCTTTTTTAAAACATATATTATCTTCCAATAATATATCTAACTCTTTATTCTTCAATAAAAATAAAAAATATAATGTTACCATATCTTTTTCAAGACCTTCAATTTTCTCAACACACATATTTTCATTCATATAACAAATATTATTAATAACTTTATTTTTATTCTTCTCAATATTTATTCTTAATAATGCATCAGCTGTAATTAATTCAAACTCTTTTTTACAATCTTTATATTTCTCAATACCACCTATTTTATATATCAATACACTCCATAACAAAAAACATATAAAATAAATAAACTTCATAAATCACCTCTTTATTTTAATTATAATCTAATCTTTGTCCACGTATTAGATTAGATTATGTTGTTTTTTTTTAGATTTGATCTGTATCTACAACAGAAGCATCATCTACTTCTACTTCATTATCTTCTCCATTTACTATTCTTTGAACTCCATATAATACTTTTTCAATTGCATCTTTACCTGGAGTTTGATTTTTCATAAAATGATTTAATACACCTTTAATATCACCACTTTTTTCTAAGCCTTTAACTAAATCAATATTTTTTTCAATTCCTGATGAGGCTAATTCATCAATTCCATCAAAAATATCATTAACAAATTTAGCATCTTCCTCACCAAATAAAAATGTTGCAGCCCCTGTTAACATATTTTTAATCCAAGATATAGATGAACTTGTCGACCATTTTTCATTTATAAAATCTTCTGATTGCATTTTCATATCTTGCGTATATATTTTTTGTTTTTCAAAATTATCTAATTTATTTTCAATAATAAAGTTTTGAAAGCTACTAGTATTAATAATACCTAAAATAGAATTATCATCTGGCATTTCAACAGTAGCTTCTCCAATAGTAATTTGATTAAAAGAAATATCATCAATGTTTTCTTTTATAAAATTAATAAAATTTTTACTATTTAAAGATATAATTAATAATGGTTCCCATGATATAAAAATTTTATTTAATTTATTTTTTAATGTTGTATTAAGTTTATTAAATTCTTTAACATTATTTATTTTTACAAGTTTTTCAGACCATTCTTTTAATATATTTTTTATTTTTTCTTCGTCTATTTCTTTTGCTTTATCTTGAATTTGTTTTACAACACCTATACTTTTATAAAAATTATCATCAAAATCTACTCCCCTGTCAAATAAATTTAATACAAAAGATAAAATTATATTATTGTTTTTAACTATTTCTTTTTGATTATTTAAATTATTTTCATCAGGTATTTCTTTTAATCCTGCACCTAAATTAGAATCAATGTTAATATTACTAACATCACCTTCATCCTCTTTTAAAAGATATTTTATACTTTCATTTATTACTTTTTTTAAATGATTATTATTTTTTATTAACACTTTTATTACTTTCATGATACATTTTTATCATTAAATATATCATTTAATTTAATTTTTTTATTATATTAAAATGTTTGTTTTTATAATTTTTATATATATCAATTATTACATCTTTTGATTACTAGAACCTATATTTTTTCTATCGTAAGTCTTTTGATTACTAGAACCTATATTTTTTCTATCGTAAGTCTTTTGATTACTAGAACCTATATTTTTTCCATCGTAAGTCTTTTGATTACTAGAACCTATATTTTTTTGATTCTGTATATTACTTTTTGTACTATTACTTTCTTTATTATTAATATTCATTATTTGTATAGATTTAGATATTTTATTATTAATTAACATTATATTTCGTGATGAAAAGTTATTTAAATCCAATACGCCAGAATTATCAGAATATACATACATACGATCTGATTTTATTATACTATCGATAAAACTTTTTAATGTTTTATTACCACCCATACTTTTAATATCGTCGCTATTAAAAACAAAATAATTAAATACTCTAGGTATAATATTACTCCAAATAATAAAAGAAACCCAATAATAAAAAGTAAATGGTGTGCCATTATCCCATATATCTGTAATATATCCTAATCTATTAATAAATTTTCCAGCACCTTGACTGAAAGCGCCTGATACATAATCCTTTGCAGGTTTCATTTCATCAAAAATTTCTCCACCACGTGTAACACTACTTTTACCTGATAGATGTGCACGATGTGGTTTATATGCTATTTTTTTATAATTTTTATGTAACTGATTTAAATCATTAACAATCTCTTGTAACGGAGTACCACCGTTATTTAATTTATTTTTTAATTTATTTAATGCAGTTACAAAAGTTGATTCAATTGCTGCTTTATCACTTTGTGTACTAAATGTATTTAGTGTATTATCAATACCCTTAATTAATTGCTGTTTAAATGAAGCAACATCAGTAGCTGCATCACTAATTAAAACACCTGGTGATTTAATTTTTAATAAATTTTGTCCTTTAGTTACAAAATTTAATGAAGCTTCAAACCAGGCACGATTAGCAGCCCTTATAATATCAGCTGATACATATCTTGATAACCATTTTCCTATAATACCTGTAAAACGAGAAGATGTGCCTGTAAAAAATTCAAACAATGTACCTTTCAGAAATATATATGTCTTTTTTTTCAAACTTTCTAATAATAAATTACCTTTATATAATAATATTTTTGATTCAAAAATATTGTCTGAATCAATTTTTTTATTTAATTTATCACTATCAATAATACTTCCAATTTTTTTACCTATATCTTTAGCATCATCACTAATATCAAATTTTAAATCATAATGATTTAAAATTTTGTTTGCCAATAAATTAGTAATTTCATTCTTTTTATCTTTGCCTAAAACAAAAAATAATTCAGGTTTTCCGTCTAATATAGCTAGATTATTTTCATCTTTTATTTTAAAACATATAATACATTTAAAATCTGTACTTTCTTTAAATTTATCGAATAAATCATCCATTTGTGGTAGATTATTGATAGATTTTCCCTTGTTATTAAAAATATAAGAAATTGCATTTTTAATAACAAACCCAAAATTTTGTTCCATATTATTATATAAAGGAATAGCGAAAATATTTTTTTTATTGTTTAAAGATGTATAAAATTCAGAATCTATAAATTTTATACTACCTTTTTGATTATTTACTTTATAAAAATTTTTAAAAAATAAATTGCTATTACTTTCAAATTTATTATATTTTTTTTGTAATTCGTTTTTTAAATTTTTTATTGTATTAAAAAAAGATTCTACACAAATATTATTTATATTATTTGATATTTTTTTATATAAACCATTATAATCTATAGCCCCGCTTGAATTATTTTCATTTAATTCTTTTATTATATTTTTATATAAAAATTCACGTATTAATTTTCTTTCCAATTCTTCTTTAAGCATAAATAAAAACCTTTTTATAATAAATATTTAAGGTTTTGCTTTTTTATTATAAAATTTAAGATATCCTGGATATTTACTGTCAAAAACATTTTTAATTAATTGTCTATTATAATTTTTCTGATTGCTATACACAAAAAAGCCTTTTATATCTTTGTTTGGATCATTAAATATATTTATTTGTGGTTTATTTTTACGTGTAAATGTTATGTTTACATTTGCATTATGTAATTTAGATAATGTTGAAAGAATAATTTGGTCTAATAACATTTGATTATTATTATTAAAACTTACATTTTTAGTCCAATTAATTCTTCCATTATTTATATAATTTAATCTTGATATCATTTTATCTCTATATTCAGGCTTAATATTTACATCATTTATTTTATTATTTAATTTTGAATTCATTGCAATTATATAAGCATCTTTAAAACTCATTAAATCTTTTTTATTAATATAAATTTTTTGTACACCATTTATTAGTTTTCTTGTGTCATTTTTAAAAGCTGTTTTATGCGGAATTGCACCTAAAAATGTATAAGAATTATTATAACTATTGAAATAAACAAGGAAATATACATCTATTCTATTATTATTTATGGTTTGTTTTGAATCATCTATTATTAAATTATTATATATAGAATCAGTCGTTTTAATATCTATAAAACATCCATTATAATTTAAATCTCCACTATCTTGTTGATTTAAAGTGCCTATTTCTTTACGTATTTTGAAACAATGATTAAAATTTAAACCCAACATAATAGCAACAGCTATTTCTCCCATTAAACCCATTACATTATAATAACTATTTTTTTCAATTTCTTCTTTGTTTTGCTGCAAACTATTAATATAATTTTCTTTTATATTATTCATACTAATATTTAAATAATTATTAATCATATTAATATGTCTTTTAAAAAAATTTTTTAAATAATCTAGAAATAAATTATATTTAACAATACTGAACCTCATATTGCAAGGTATACAAAAATCATCTACATAAGATAAATACATAAAAGGATTTTTTGTATTTTCATATTCATCTATTTTTTTTTCACATTTATTATCATAAATATTTTTAGAAAAACAATCTAATAAATATTTAATATCTTCTTCTATTGTTTTTAATAACTTAGAAAAAGTTTCATCTTTATGCAAATTTATTAAATCTTTTCTATTATTCCAATGATTTCTAACTTCAATTACTTTTTTAACATAATTACTTAAATCATCACTATTCTGAGAATTAAAAATTATTTTGTCATTTTTATCTAAATTAAACATATTAAACCCGTTATAAAACAATTTTATATTATAATATTAATTATAAATTATTACAAAAATAAATTTTTTAATATATAAAATAATAGTAGCAAATAGGTTTAAAATATGTTAATATATCAATCAAAAAATATACTAAAAAAATATATTAATCTAATAATTAATGAATCTCGTACATTAGACGAATTAGAAAAAATATACGCAGATGATATATTAATAAAAAATGCAGATATTCAATATACTGATGCATGGACAGAACTTAATTCATTAATAGAAATCCTAAGTAATTATGATTTAAATTACGATTCAGATGAAAAAGATATTAAAATTAATCAAATTATAAACGTATTAAATACATTAAACTATAAAATAATAGGAAAAGGTCAATCAAGACTAGTATATTCAAAAGATGATGTTAATTTTATAATTAAAATTTCAAAAAAAATAAAAGAAACAGACATTTATGAAAATGAATACGATGAACAAGATCTAAAATATTCAGAATCAAATGAATTAGAAATAAAAACATATCAAAATTATGGTAAATATTTACCTAAACAAGATATTTTTCCAAAAATATATGATTATGATAGGATGGATTATACATGGTTAATAGCTGAAAAAGTTTATTCTTTCAATACACATTCAGATATTGAAAAAATATTTGAACCATTATTAACGCAAGTTGAAAAAATTAAAAAAATTATTACGCAAGATATTACTTTACAAAACGATATTACTTTTCAAAAATTTTTAAATTTAAATACAACTAAAATAACGCCTAATATTTTATTAATTTGCATAATTCAATTAATTACTCAATTTTCAAACTTTTATTTACAAAAAGATGAAAAACATTTATTTATAGAATCAATAGTAGACAACTTAATCATCAGATATTTTGATATAGAATCTAACTACAACGCTGCGCAATATATTAAAAATAAACTCAAATCAACTTTGATAAAATATAATATAGAACCTACACAAGACATTATATATATTAACAATTTTTTAAAAAACGGAACGATAAATGATTTACAATTTTTTAATATTGGATATAGAAATTCGTCTATAAATAAAAAACAGCCATGGAAAAACTTTGTTATCTTAGACACAGGCGAAGGATATATCGAATAAATTTAATTTTTAATGTAAAAAAAATCAGACCAACACCAATTTAATTCACCATCAACTAATATTAAATATTTCCACCCCCACCTATTCAAACCAAATCTTAAACCAATATATATATCATTTTCATAATCATAAATATGATAACTTTTAAAACTAAACCAACACCATTTTCTATCAATAATTATCCCATATTTTTGATTATTAATATCATCTTTCAATGTAATTAATTTACCTACTTTACTCTTAAAAAACATTTTTTTATCAACTTTAAAATATATAATATAAAATATTATAAAAGTATAAAGGTAAAAATGTTAAAAAATAATATCATAAAAAATTATTTAAAAATTTTATTTGAAACTACAAATCTAGATGATGAATTATCTGATTTAGAAAAAAAATACGAATTCGATATCAATCAAAAAAATAATGATTTAAAAAAAAAAATAAAAAACGAAATGTATTCAACAGAAGGTTGGGGATTATTAAATAACACAATAGAACAACTTGAAAAAATAAACAAAATCGATTATGGAGAAAATCTAAAATATAAATTAGATGATATCGAAGATCTTATAACTACAGAATTAGGTTTTGTTTCAATTGGAAGAGGTGCTTATAGACATGTTTATGGTAGAAAAAACACGCCTTTCATCATTAAATTAGAACAAATAAATTCTTTTTCTAAAAAAAGTCTAGGTACAAACGAAAACGAATATAATACTTATTTCAATTACGGATCAACATTTCAACCACGTAATGACTTATTCACAAAAATATATGGATATGACAAAAAAAACGGTCTATGGATCGTATTTGAAAAAGTTAATACATTTAAAAATTCTTCAAGCGATATACTTTTAAAAATGTTTAAACAATTTTTCTCTTTTTTAGAAAAAATTTATTCTTTTCTTGAAAATGAACCTGCTTTTTATAATGTACCTGGTTATCCTGAAGATGATTCTAATCTTTTTCAACCGACAAATGAATTTGAAGATTTTATTAATAACCCAAAAGATCCACAAGATTTATTCTTTTATTTTATTGATTTTGCAAAAGCAGTTGCATGGAACTGTTATAATCAATCACACACAGACATCGCAGAAGCATTCAAAAAAACATTAATAGATTTTACAATACAAACATTCACAGGTAAAGCATCTTATCATTATTTACCACATTTTAGAAAAGATAATCCACTTGAATATGATTTATTAGTCACAAAACTAAATGAAAATTTTCCGGATCTAAAACCTACACCTGATGTCGCATATATAAGCAACTTTTTAAAAAATAAAACAATAGAGGATCTTCATTTTGGTAATATAGGTTACAGAGATATGAAAAATAACCCCACAGAACCATGGAAAAATCTAGTAATTTTAGACTTCGGTGAATTTGCATTTTAAAAATTCAAATATATAAAATATTATATAATACAAAGAGATCTACATGCTAACAAAAAATAAACTCAAAAATTATTTAAAAAAGTTAATTGAATCCATAGACTCAGAAGCACTCTCAAATCTTGAACAAAAATATCAAACTGATGTTATAGAAAAAGATCTTTATTCAAAAGAACAACAAATAAAAGAAAAAAACTCCGGAAAAGGTTGGCAATTATTAGACGATATCATTAAAACACTATCAGAATTAGATGATCCAAAAATACATCCACAAAATTTACGATACAAATACGAAATAATAACTGAAATCTTAACAACACAATACAACTTAAAACTAATAGGTGAAGGACAATTCAGAAATGTTTATAGCAAAACTGGTATACCATTCGTTGTTAAAGTTGAAAAATTTCAATTTGATGATGATGCATATGAAGAAGATGAAGATTATATTTTATCATATGGCGCCAATAAAGTTGAATATAACACTTATTTAAATTATGGCACAGACACAAGACCAAGAACTGATCTTTTTTCAAAAATTTATGCATACGACAAAAAAAATGATATGTGGATAATCACAGAAAAGGTTACAACATTCTCTGATGACGGCACAAACAATGATGTACTTTTAAAAATTTTTCAACCTATCATTACACTTTTATCAAAAGTAATTAAATTTATAAAAACAAACAGAAATTTTCTAAATTTCCCTTATTATCCTTTTTACAACAGAACTTTTAATATAGATAAAAACATATTTTTTAGATCAAATAATGTAATAGAAGATATTTTTGAACAAGCAAATAATAACGTATATGTAGATGCTGAATTAGCACAATCTATATTCGATAAATGCTTCGATTTTATTGAAATAGTAACTGTAGAAATAGAAAGAACAAACGATCTAATAGCAGCATTTCAACTTGCAATCATTCAATGGCTATTATCAAACTTTAGTATAATAGGAAATGATTACGACGTAGTTAAAATGTCACAACCTAAAAAATTAAAATTCTTAATATCAATATTTCAAAAAAATTTCCCAGATCTAAAACCCACACCTGATGTCGCTTACTTCGCAAACTTCCTAAGAAATAAAGCAATCAGCGATATACACTTCTACAATATCGGATATCGCGATATGAAAAATAATCCTACAGAACCATGGAAAAATCTAATCATCATAGACTTCGGCGAATTCGGAACAAATACATAATTAATCAATCTTCACTTCTTCGCTTTCTTCCACAAATCATCATCAGCTTTCCTAGCACCACCCTTCCCTGATAAAAACGAATTCACACGACCCATAGCCCAAGCATGCTGCGGAGTCCCCTGCCTATGACCCGTCGCCCACGCAGCCAACCCCCTACGATACACAGCTTTCACAACACCCAACGACACCTTATGCTTCTTAGCTTTCGCAGCCAATGTCTCATTTGTCTTCGCTGAAAATCCCTCCATCAACACATTCTCAACAATCATCTCCCAATTCTCATTAATATCTTCATACTCATAATACAACGCCTCAGAAATTAATCTATCCAACTCTTCTCTCAATAACTTCATTTCTTTTTTCCTTTCGCTTGATCATACTCTTTATCTGCATCCCAATACTCATAACAACTCGCAGGCCGACCCTCAGGATCAGCACACTTATTAATCTCTCGCGCCATAGAACGAATCGACTTCTTTGTACCTCGCCCCTTCTTTCCACTCTTATACGCACGCTTCAAATTATCCACTGTCACACGCTTCTTCTCAACCAATAACATCAATTGAATATACTCATACAACAACTCTTCAGTCATCAACATTTCATACACCTCTTTTACATATATACTATATATCACCCCCACCTACAAGAGGCTCCCACATCACACCAAAAAACTTATCTCATCTTTGATTCAAACTCATCTATCATCTCACGCTGCTTAATAACATTACGAGACATATCCCTATAATTACTCTTCGCAACCTCAATCTCTCTCTTATACACTTCACACTCTTCCTCATCAACACAATTTCTCAACTTCTTCAAACTATCCTGCACTTTCCAACGAGCCCCATCTCTCATAAACACATAATGATTATACACCTGCTTCGCATAAATCAGTTTATATCCAATAGAACCATAATCAATATTCTTCGGATCATACTCACCAGCAGGCATATTATCTTTTCCCCACCACTTCTTCTTCTCAATACCCGGATAATTATCCTTATTCCACCTCATATTAGGCTCAAGATGAATATCATTATATAACCCAGCTCTCTCCCTCTCTCTCTCACTAAACGCCTCACCCTCCAACTCTTCATCATCAATCTCATCTAAATCAGGATCATACTCATACTCCTCTTTCCTATATGGCACCCAACGATTCTGCGTACCATCAATCACCCACTCCCCCTTCTTCTCACTCCCATCATACCACGATTCCCTAATCAATCTCCTCAATTCACTCTCTCTCATCAACATGTCTTCATCTCTACTTTTCTTTACTCTATATATATCCCAATCTTTTTCAAAATTTCTCCCGAATTTTTTTTCAACTTTTCACCACCATATAAAAAAAAGTACGTTTACCTTTTTCAACACATCTCATACACCACACACACCCAAAACAAAACAAACACTGTAAACCCACCTTTACAAAAAGCAAACTTTTTCAAAATTTTCCCGGGAAAAAAAACTGACTTTTGACTTGGCGGCCCCGCCAGCCACCCTTCGGGCTAACATTTTAGGGGGCTAAATAGGGGGCCCAAAAGGGCCCTTTTTTGGGGGCTGTTTGAGGCCCCCTCTAAATGCTCTCAGGAGTTGTAATCGTTGGTCCCCCATACCTCACCGCCACCACTCCTCCCTCCTCTAGAATACGATCACAAGTCTGATTATATATCTTTATCTCATACGTATCTTCATCTAATTCCCAATCATCTCTCGTAATAGGCACATCATTCAAAAAAAGATTAAGATTAGATAATTGATTCATCGCTGGTATCGGAGAAATTGGTCCCCACTTACACATAATAGAAGCAATAATGTTATCAAAGGCTTGACTGATCTGATTATTAGAAGCATAGAAAAAATAATCAATACGCTCATCATCAGCAGTAGCAGCATGACCTGACATCTTAATCAGACGTTCAACACCAGCATCTGAAATATTAATGCCTAAAGAATAAATAACAATACAACTGGTCCCAGGATTTATTCTTTTACAATCAATAGGATTTATGCTGAAAATGTTTTGACGCACCCATGATATCGGTTCTCCGCCGGCGGTAGGATCTCCATCTGTAATAAAGACAAAGAAATGTTTATCAATCGGCTGATTAAATAACAGACGCTTACCTTCAGATAATGCAGCCGTAAAATTAGTGCTACCATCTGCACGTTGTTGCGATACTCTACGACTTGAATCACTATCATGTATATTACCTTTATTAATATTAATCGATGGTCTAATCACATCAGTACTGAATAACACAACGCCATATTTAATATCATATCGACCTTCAATAAATTGATTAAAAGCATTAATCAGTTGATTACGTCTATTAAACGAATTCATAGAACCTGAAAAATCTAATATAAACGTAATACTACTGTCTGGCTTCTTAATATCACCTGACTGTTCATTAATATCAGTTATTACAGATCTATTCGTCAATTCATGATTATAATGAGATGATACACCTGTTGTTGTGCTAATCACTATCCGCCTTTTAGTACGTCCAAACTCATCTGTATATATACCCAAATCATTACAACGAATATCAGGTATCGGTTCAATATTCATCTCTCGCGCAACCTGTAATAATTTAACTCTGGTTTCATTCAGAACGCTTCCATTCATACACACATGATTTAATCCATACTTAATCACATCGTAACCCACAAGCGCTCCTGCATTATCCAAAAGTTGTTTTTGCTTAGACACTTCAATAGATGACTTTGATACATGCACTAAACCCAAATATAATATGCCAAATAACGCTGCTATAACTAAAATCAATAAAGATATAGCACCACCTTTCTCATCATACTTTTTCATATAATATCAACTCTTTCTTGATCTTTAAATTTTAATATAATTTTAGATCTATAGTTCTTAGTAAAAAAAAATTTTAAAAACATGAATATTATAAAATTTTAAATTATAATTTTTTTATAATTTAAATTATTTTAATTTAAATTATATTTTAAAAATTTAATTTCCAAAGGAAAATTTTTATGAGTACCGATCTTCAAACTCAAATCCTAATGCTCCA